ACATGTTGGTAATCTTCACGTTGACTCAGCAGATATTATTACGATTGCGAGAGCAAATCTTTCAGGCGGAACAGGTATTACATATAATACAGGGACAGGTGCAATCACAACAACAGATGGAGACATCGTTCACGATAATCTGTCAGGGTTTGTTGCAAATGAACACATAGACCATACCAGTGTTTCAATGATTGCAGGAAATGGTTTGAGTGGTGGTGGAACAATCGCAGCCGACAGAACATTCAACATTGACTCAGCAAATGTCAGAGGCATATTTACTGCAAACAAAGGTTTATCTGTATCATCTGGTGAGTTTAACATTGACTCAGCAAACGTTAGAGGTATGTTCTCTGCTTCTGGATTATCATATAATAATGGAACAGGTGCATTTAGCATATCTGCAACACAAGTCATGGACTTGATAAAAACAGTAGATTCGAATGGTAGTGGATTGAATGCAGCGACACTTGATGGTCAAGAAGGCACACACTATCGTATCAATGTATTCAATGCGGCTGGAAGTCTATTAAACTAGGATAAATACAACTATGGCAAGACCAAGTTCAAGAGAAACATTTATAGATTACTGTCTAAGACGTTTGGGTCATCCTGTTATCGAGATAAACATGGATGAGGAACAAATGGATGACCGTGTAGATGACGCATTGCAACTCTACTACGAGTATCATGCTGATGGTAGCACTCGTATTCCCTTTGCAATTAAACTGACACAGACTCATTTCGATAACGAGTATATTGATTTGAATGCGGTTGATTCAGAAAATCCCGGCCTTGCGGCAATAAGAAATAGAATTATAAATGTTGTAAAAGTGTTTCCACTAAATGACCAGACATCTGATGTAAATTTCTTTGATGTAAAATATCAGATGAGATTGAATGATATGTTTGATTTACAGACAGGTATTGGTGACCTTGCATACTACGAGCAGATGCAACAGTATCTTGGTTTGGTTGATATGAAACTTACTGGTCATCCACAGATTGCATATAACAGACGAACAGGTCATTTAGTAATTGAAGGTGATTTGAAATCTGAACAAACAAGTGCAGATATCAGAGTGGGAGAATTTATTATGGTAGAATTGTATATTCGTCTTGGTAATGATGTAAATGTTTGGGACGATTTATTTCTCAAAGAATATACAACAGCATTATTTAAAAAACAATGGGGTGAGAACATATCAAAGTTTGACGGAATAACTATGCCTGGCGGGATAACACTAAATGGTCGTCAATTGGTTGATGATGCGAATGTTGACATCGAAAAAGCAAGAGAGAGACTATACAACGAATACGACACACCACCTGACTTCTTTGTGGGGTAAATAATGGCAACTAATCCATATTTTAAACAAGGTGTTCGTTCGGAACAACAACTCTACGAAGATATTATCATCGAAGCACTAAAGTTCTATGGCCAAGATGTATTCTATCTACCTCGTGAAGTAATCAATAAAGATAAAGTATTTCTTGATGATGTGCCTTCTCGTTTTGGAGATGCATATAAGATAGAGATGTATATCGAGAACACTGATGGATTTGATGGTGAAGGAGACCTCTTCACTAAGTTTGGTGTTGAGATTCGTGACCAAGCAACTTTTGTTGTTGCAAAAAAAAGATGGACACAATTAGTTGGAAGTAATCTGGCCACAGCAAACTTTCGTCCAAGAGAGGGTGACCTAATCTATCTTGAACTATCTCAATCTCTTTTTCAAATCATGAAAGTTGAGACCGAGACACCATTCTATCAGGTAAAAGACCTTCCGACATTCCGTCTTATGTGTGAGTTGTTCGAATACAATGACGAAGACTTTGACACATCAATCGAAGACATTGATTCAATTGAACTTGATGGTTCATATCAGTATCGTCTCACAATGGACTCAGGACAAGGATATATACTTGGTGAGACAGTTTCACAGGCATTTGCTACAGGTGGTGGAGTTCTTGGAACAGAGGCTTATACTATCAATGGTGAGGTCACTCGTTGGTCTGACTCAGATAAAATTCTACAACTTGCTCATGTGGGTGCTAATGATGGTAAATTCCACGAACCTACGACTACTCAGTTTGTTACTGGTAATACGTCTAATGCAAAGGCAACACCGACAGGTGTCGTAGAACTTCAGGAGATTGTCAATGATGCTCAGAATAAAACCTTTGACGACTTTGAGAGTGACTTCTTAGACTTCTCAGAGAGTAATCCATTTGGAGATATGTCGTAATGTTTGGAACACATTTTTATCATAAACGAGTTAGAACTGCGGTCTCTGTATTTGGGTCACTATTCAATAATCTTTATGTTCTAAGAACTAAGAGTGATGGGTCAGTCATGTCTCAGGTTAAAGTGCCTTTGTCATATGCACCCAAAAGAAATTTTCTATCTCGTCTTCAAGAAATGTCAGATAAGGGTGCAGAAGCAGAACGACTTGTTGCAATCAAACTACCTCGTATGTCATTTGAGATTACAAGCATGAGTTATGATGCGGTGCGTCAACTGCCTAAAATAAACTCAATATCAAAAGCAATTCAAGACCAAGCAGTTACCAAAAGAGAAAAACTATTTACGTCTACACCTTACATACTTAACTTTCAATTGAACATCTATGCAAAATCACAGGATGATGCGTTGCAAATTGTAGAACAGATTCTACCTTTCTTTGCACCACAATATACAATATCAGTAAAACCATTTACCGATATTCCAAGTTTGATTGAGGATGTCCCTATTACACTCACAAGTGTTGGAATGCAAGATGATTATGAAGGTGCAATCGAACAAAGAAGAACGATTGTGTATACTCTTGATTTTGAAATGAAGATTGCATTCCATGGCCCACTGAGTCAAAGCAGAATTATTCGTGATGTTCGCAGTAATTTATTTTTACAAAATGCAGGATTAAACGATAGTGATGTTTATGTTGAAACAATAAAAGTAGTTCCGAATCCTGTCACAGTAAATGCAGATAGTGATTATGGATTTACTGAAACATTTTTGGATAGTGCGCCTTGACCGATAACGTAAAAAACGACTATGAATACTCTCGTGATACATATTATAACCTTTTAGAAAAAGGTAAAGAGAGTTTAGAATTAATGATTGAAGTTGCTCGTGAGAGTGAACATCCTAGAGCATTTGAAGTATTGTCAGGTATGATGAAAAACATGGCAGACATCAATGATAAATTGATGGACTTGAATAAGAAAAACAAGGAAATCAACAGAAAGGATGATGAACCAACACAGATAGGTAATACCACCAATAATCTTTATGTTGGAACGACAGCGGATTTGCAAAGGTTGCTTCAGGAAGAAAAAGGAATGGTGATAGATGCTGAATCAGAAGGAAAATTACCTCGGTAATCCTAATGTCAAGCGTGATGGGATTCGACAACAATATACAAAAGAACAGTTAAAAGAATACATTAAGTGTTCTAATGACCCTGTATATTTTGCAACGACCTATCTGAAAGTTATATCTCTTGATGATGGACTTGTTCCATTTAACTTATATCCATATCAAGTTGATATGTTCAAACACTTTAATGAAAATAGGTTTTCAATCGTTCTGGCATGTCGTCAGTCAGGCAAGTCAATTAGTAGTGTCGCATATATACTTTGGTATGTATGCTTTCACACTGAGAAGACCGTTGCAATCTTGGCAAACAAGGGAGCAACTGCTAGAGAGATGTTATCTCGTATATCTCTTATGTTGGAAAATCTTCCATTTTTTCTGCAGCCAGGTTGTAAAGCTCTCAATAAAGGTTCTATTGAGTTTTCTAATAATTCTAGGATTATCGCCGCTTCTACCTCTGGTAGTTCCATTCGTGGTCTGTCTGTTAATTTACTATTTCTTGACGAGTTTGCATTCGTGGAAAGAGCGAACGAGTTCTACACCTCGACCTACCCAGTTATCTCCGCAGGCCGAGAAACTAAAGTCATCATTACAAGCACTGCGAACGGAATTGGTAACACCTTCCACAAAATATGGGAAGGGTCAGTCCAAAAAGTAAATGAGTTTGTTCCATTTACTGTAAACTGGTGGGATGTGCCAGGCCGTGATGAGAAATGGAAAGCACAGACGATTGCAAACACATCTCAACTTCAATTTGACCAAGAGTTTGGTAACACCTTTTTTGGGACAGGTGATACTCTAATCAACGCTGAGACGTTGTTATCGTTTCGTGCAAAACCACCTAAAAAAGTGTTCGAAGGTGGCGACCTATTGGTCTATGAAGAACCTATCAAGAGTCACGAGTATATCATGACTGTTGACGTGTCAAAAGGAAGAGGTCAGGATTATTCTACCTTTACGGTAATTGATATTGGCACTAGACCGTTCAAACAGGTTGCCGTTTATCGCAACAATACTATTTCTCCAATTCTCTTTCCCAATATTATATATAAGTATGCAAACCTCTATAATCAAGCCTATGTGGTAATAGAGTCAAATGATTCTGGACAGGTAGTATGTAATGGACTATATCAAGATATGGAGTATGATAATATCCATATGGAATCTGCGATAAAGGCAGACCGTATCGGTATTGAGATGAACAGAAAAGTTAAAAGACTAGGATGTTCAGGTATCAAAGATATTCTAGAAAACAAAAAACTTTCAATCGTAGATGAACAAACTATATTAGAAATATCTACATTTACTTCAAAGGGACAGTCATACCAAGCATCTGATGGTAATCATGATGACCTGATGATGAATCTAGTGATGTTTGGATACTTTGTATCTACACAATTCTTTGCTGATATGACAGACATCAATCTTAAAGAAATGATGTTTAAAAGAAAAATGCAAGAGATACATGACGATGTTCCACCATTCGGACATATAGATGATGGAATTGAAAATGCTGAGTTAGAAGAGAGTCAAGATGAATGGAATGGCCGTTGGCATAACTACTCAAACTACAAAATAGGTGTGGAAGATTGGTAAAGTATAAATAAAAGTATTGAACTACCGTATTATGAAACTTATTATAAATAAAACGATATAAAGGAAAAGTTATGGCACTTTTTACACCCTCCGCAAGTCCTGCCGTAACTGTAAAAGAAATTGACCTTACGGGCGTAGTCCCTAATGTCCAGACTTCTACAGGTGCGTTCGTAGGCAACTTTGGTTGGGGAGCCGCAGGGGAAACCACACTCGTTTCAACAGAAACCGAGTTGGTTAATAAATTTTCTGCGCCTACAACCAGTAATACGGTAGACTTTCATTCTGCCGCATTCTTTCTAAGATATTCTAACACACTACAAGTTGTCCGTGAAGTTGATAGTGACGCAAAAAATGCTCTCGCTAACAACACATCACTTGGTTCACTTACAGCACAACAAATCAAAAACGTAAATGCATTCGAGTCACTCACTATCGATAGTTCTGATGGTGCGTTTCTTGCTAAGTATCCTGGCGAACTTGGTAACTCACTTCAAGTTGCTATCTGTGGTTCAGATAGTGATGCTGGTGGAGCAACCAACTTTAATGCATGGGCATACAAATCAAGTTTTGATGCAGCGCCTGGAACATCAACATTCGTGTCAAATCACGGCGGTAAAAACGATGAAATCCACGTTGCTATTATTGACCAAGATGGTGAAATCACTGGAAATGTTGGTGAGGTTCTCGAAACATTCCCATTCTTATCTGTTGCGACTAACGCAAAGACAACAGATGGAACATCAAACTACTATCGTGATGTTATAAAAACACAATCTCAGTGGATAAACGCTGGTATCCTGCACACAGGAGACTCTGCTTCTGTATCTGATTTCCGTGGTGCAAATTGGGACACTGCTTCAACACAGGCTGGAAACACAGATTTTAAATCTGATTTTAAATTCTCAGTCGCACAAGCAACATGGTCACTCGCAGGTGGTGTTTCTTCTTCAACCCTTGGAACAGACGATATTCTTCGTGGTTTCGATAAGTTTGAAGACAAAGACAATATCGAGATTGATTTCTTGATTGCACCTGAGTCTATTGCTGACGCAACTGCAACAACTGTTGTAAATGACTTGGTTGCAACTGCCGCATCACTTCGTAAGGATTGTGTAGTGGTCGCATCACCGTCACGCACAGCCGCAGTGACAACTGGAACAAATACTGCGATTCTAGCATGTAATAACACATACACCAAATCATCGTATCTCTTCCAAGATAATAATTACCTCAAGGTATTTGATAAGTATAATGACCAATTTATCAAAATTCCTGCCGCATCAAGCACCGCTGGTTTGATGGCTTCTACCGATTTAGTCGCTGCGAACTTCTTCTCACCAGCTGGTTCTCGTAGAGGTCGTTATCTTGGTATTACAGACATCGTTGTTTCTCCGACTAAGGCAGAAAGAGATGCGCTGTATAAAGCAGGTATCAATCCAATCGCAAATATCCCAGGCGAAGGAATTATTCTTTTTGGTGATAAAACTAATGAGTCACGACCAAGTGCGTTTGACCGCATCAATGTTCGTAGACTCTTCTTGGGTATCGAACGTGCAATTGCAATTGCAGGGCGAAACGTAATGTTTGAGTTCAATGACGAGTTTACTCGTGCAGAGTTCGTAAACATCGTTGAACCATTCCTTCGTGAGATTCAGGGAAGACGGGGTATTACTGACTTCCGTGTTATCTGTGACGAAACGAATAACACTGCCGCTGTGATTGACCGCAATGAATTTATTGCAAGCATCTTCATCAAGCCTGCTCGTTCTATCAACTATGTGACACTTAACTTTGTCGCAGTTAGAACTGGTGTAGACTTCGAAGAAGTTGTTGGCACAGTATAAGGGGGGATTGACAGATGGCAATTCTAGGAATCGAAGATTTCAAATCAAAACTTAGAGGTGGGGGCGCTCGTCCTAATCTCTTCAAAGCAACTGTGAACTTCCCAGGCTATGCTGGCGGAGATGTTGAACTTACATCATTCTTGTGTAAGACCGCTCAACTTCCTCCATCAATCATTGCACCAATCGAAGTTCCATTCAGAGGACGACAGTTGAAGATTGCAGGTGACCGCACATTCGAACCGTGGACAGTAACAATCATCAACGATACTGATTTTTCTATCCGTAATTCTATGGAACGTTGGATGAATGGTATCAATTCTCACTCCGCAAATACAGGTTTGACTAATCCAGTGGATTATCAAGCAGACCTAGTTGTTGAACAATTGGATAAAGACTCTACAATTTTGAAAACATACAACTTCCGTGGATGTTTTCCAACAAACGTATCTGAGATTGAAGTCAACTACGAAACAAATGACGCAATCGAAGAGTTTACTGTTGAGTTCCAAGTTCAATATTGGGAATCCGCAACGACTAGTTAATATCATTATAAGTAAAGGGGTAGGGTTAATCCCTACCTCTTTTTTATAGATGGATAGGTAATGGCAGAACAAGACAATAGTATCTTCAAGTTGTTTGGTTTCGAACTCAAACGAGCCTCCGAAAGAGTAAAGGAAGACCCCAAACTTAAATCAATTGTTGCTCCTACAGATGATGATGGTGCAGGATATATAACTGCGTCTGGTTCTCACTATGGACAATACGTTGATATGGATGGCGCTCAGGCGAAAGACAATCAACAACTCATTATGAAATATAGAGGTGTATCACATCATCCTGAAGTAGATGCCGCCGTAGAAGATATTGTGAATGAATCTATTGTTGGTTCAGAAGGTATTGCATGTGAAATCAACTTAGATAAAGTCGATGCCGCAAACAATATCAAAAAACAAATGACCGAAGAGTTCAATAACGTTTACTCTATGATGAAATTTAGTGAACTTGGTCATGATATTTTCCGTTCATTTTATGTGGATGGTCGTCTTGTTTTTCATTTGGTCGTAAATGAAAGTAATATGAAAGCCGGTATTCAAGAGATTCGGCCGATTGATTCCGCAAAAATTCGTAAGGTCAAAGAGGTCAAGTATAAGAAAGACCCTGCTACTGGTGCAAAGGTCGTTGATAAAATAAATGAGTTCTATCTCTTTCAAGAAAAAGCAGGAATGAATCAGGGTGTAAGATTATCACCTGACTCAGTATCCTATACCACAAGTGGACTTCTTGACCCATCAAAAAGAACAGTGGTATCTTATTTACATAAGGCACTCAAACCAATCAACCAACTAAGAATGATGGAAGACTCTCTAGTCATCTATCGTCTTGCTCGTGCGCCTGAAAGACGCATATTCTATATTGACGTTGGTAATATGCCAAGGAATAAATCCGAAGCATATATGAAAGACATTATGACTCGTTATAGAAACAAGTTAGTATATAACGCAAGCACAGGTGAACTCAAGGATGACCGTAAACATATGTCCATGTTGGAAGATTTCTGGTTACCACGCCGTGAGGGTGGACGTGGAACAGAGATTACCACATTGCCAGGCGGTGAAAACTTAGGTCAGATAGACGATATCATATATTTCCAAAAGAGATTATATCGTTCATTGAATGTTCCTATCAATCGCCTTGAACAAGAAGCACAATTCTCCTTGGGTCGAGCCACTGAAATTTCACGAGACGAGGTGAAGTTTCAGAAGTTTATTGACCGATTGCGTAAAAGATTCTCTATGGTATTTACGAATATCCTGAGAAAACAACTAATCTTGAAAGGTGTAATCACTGAACAAGATTGGGAATCATGGAAAAGTGATATCTATATTGACTTCCAAAGAGACAATCACTTTACAGAGTTGAAAGATGCGGAGTTACTCCGTGAGAGACTTACAACTCTTGACCAAGTATCAAACTATGTTGGGGAATACTTCTCAAGAGAGTGGGTCATGAAAAATGTCATGATGTTCTCAGATGAAGATATTACCCAAATGAAAGATGAAGTTGAAAAAGAGAATGCCAAAGGTGGCGATGAAGAAGAGAATGAGGAATTTTAACAATGAGTGAAACCGAAATTAATCCAATTGAAGACCTTGTAAATCAAATCACAGATGGTGAGTTGAATAAGGCAGAGGGTTCTTTCAATAGTCTAATCCAAGATAAAATGGTTGCGGCTTTGAATGCCCGAAGAATTGATGTAGCAAGCAGTGTATATGGAGTATCCGATGGAGAACCTGAAGACGAAACTGATATCGTTGATGAAGTCGTTGAAGACGAAATTGAAACAGATTTGGACGAAACTGAAACCGATTCTGAAGAAGATTCTGACATATCTGACGAAGAAATTGAAGAGTTTTTGGACGATTCTGAAGACGAAACTGAATAATATTCGTTAAAAAGTATTTTTATATAAATAATATTACAATGAAAAGATATAAAGAAATATTACTAGAACTAGCAGGGCGAAAGCCCGCTGGTAAGTCCGTTTTTAACAAAAAGTTAAACGGCTTTCCTGTATTGATTACAAAAGAAAAAAACGAATTTGTTGTGTATATTGATGGTGACCGATTAGACTCCTTCAAATCACAACGAGAGGCAGAGCAATCTGCTCAAAAAGTAACAAAGGCACTAAAGTAATGAAACTTATTACTGAGTATACCGAAAACGATACACTTCAGTGTATTATCGAAAAGAAAGCAGATGGCGAAAAGAACTACGTCATCGAAGGTGTCTTTGCACAAACAGATAAAAAAAATCGTAATGGCCGTGTTTACCCTAAACCAATTATGGAAAAGGCAATAGGCAAATACGACAAAGAACAAATTCAGAAAAATCGTGCGGTTGGGGAACTCAATCACCCCGAAGGGCCAACGGTTAATCTGGACAAAGTTTCTCATCGCATCACTGAAATGAAATTTCAGGGTAATGATGTGGTAGGAAAGGCACAAATATTGGATACTCCGATGGGTAAGATTGTGAAAGGTCTTCTCGATGGTGGTGTGCAACTAGGCGTGTCAACTCGTGGTATGGGTAGTCTTGAGAGACAAAATGACACGATGGTCGTCAAAGACGACTTTATTCTTAGCACTGTTGACATAGTGCAAGACCCATCTGCACCTAATGCATTTGTTAATGGAATTATGGAAGGTGTTGAGTGGGTTTGGAATAATGGCATTTTAGAACCTCAAGAAATTGAAATAATGGAGACTGAAATTAAGACTGCTCCGAAACCTGTCTTGTATGAGACAAGCGTTCGAGAGTTTAAGAATTTCCTCTCGTTACTAAAATCTAGCATGTAGGAGGTCAATATGACTGACGAAAATCAAGAAGTTGAACTCCACGATGAAGTAACAGACGAAATCGTGGAAGATACTCTCGGAGAGGCGGCACATGGTAGTGTCGCTGCTAAAGGCAAAGCTGGTGACGCACAACCAACTGACGAAACAGATTCAAACGCTGCAACTGATAAAGCAGCCGATGGAACGTCACAGGCGAAAGTACCAGGCGGAGTCGCAAATCAGGGCGAAAAGAAGCCTAAAACAAAAGCAGGAATGATTAGCGCTATGTTCAATAAGATGAACGGCATGTCTAAAGCAGACGTGGAAGGCATGTATCAATCATATCATAAAGAGTCGGTAGACATGGAAGAAGATGAAGTCATCGCTGAAACCAGTGTTGACACTGCAACCGAACTCGATGCACTAGTCGAGTCTGAAGCTACACTCAGTGATGAGTTTAAAGCTAAAACTGCTGTGTTGTTTGAAACTGCTCTAAAATCTAAATTGTCTGAAGAAGTAGACCGTTTAGAAGAACAGTATCAAGAAGAACTTTCAAGCGAAATCGAACAAACTAAGTCCGAGCTCGTTGAGAAAGTTGATAACTACCTTAACTATGTAGTTGAAACTTGGATGGAAGAAAATAAAGTTGCAATCGAAAGCGGTCTCCGCACTGAAATTGCTGAAAACTTTATGACCTCACTGAAAGACCTCTTCACGGAGTCTTACATTGAAGTTCCAGAATCCAAAGTTGACCTAGTAGATGAACTTGCTGAACAAGTAGAAGAACTTGAGACTAAACTCAACGATACTACTCAGAAAGTCATCGACACTACTGGTGAACTGGAAGAGTATAAAAGAGAGTCAATCATTCGTGAAAACTCTCGTGACCTTGCAGACACTCAGGTCGAGAAGTTAAAAACACTCCTTGCAGATATTGATTTTGACAGTGAAGAGAAATTTGCTGAAAAAGTTGAAACTGTAAAAGAGTCATACTTCACAAAACAAGTAACGTCTGACGAAGAAATCCTTGATGAAGATACTACTGACAACACTGTCGAAATATCTGACTCTATGGACAAATACGTTCAGGCAATCCGTAAAACCGTCAAATAAGGAAAAGAAAAATGCAAGTATCCTATGACACTTTGATTGAGAAGTGGAGTCCAGTTCTGGATGAAACTTCTGCTGGTGAAATCTCTGATTATCACCGTAAAGCAGTGACGGCTGCTGTATTGGAAAACCAAGAGAAAGCTCTTCGTGAAGAAGCATCTGCATCCGCAGGCTTTTTGACAGAGGTTTCTGCAAACAATACAAGCTCCGTTGCTAACTTTGACCCAGTATTAATTTCACTGGTTCGCCGTGCAATGCCTAACCTCATCGCCTATGATGTGTGTGGTGTTCAACCAATGACAGGCCCAACTGGTCTCATCTTTGCGATGAAATCACGTTACGGTTCTGGCACAACTGGAGCTCGTGAAGCTCTCTTCAACGAAGCCGAGACACGTTTCTCAGGTGACTCAGGTGGAACTCATGACTCAGATAACCCATCTGGTTTTGATTCTGCTAATGGTCTTATCGACTCTGAAGGTGACAGAACAACTGGCATCTTCGCTGGTGGTATGCCAACAACATCTGCTGAAGACCTCGGTGACGGCGGTTCTTCTTTCAACGAAATGGGTTTCACCATTGAGAAGCAAACTGTGACTGCCAAGTCTCGTGCGCTGAAAGCAGAATACACCATCGAACTCGCACAAGACCTGAAAGCAATTCACGGACTTGACGCTGAAACTGAATTGGCAAACATCTTGTCAACAGAAATTTTGGCTGAAATCAACCGTGAAGTTATCAGAACAATCAACACACAAGCCAAAACTGGCGCACAACAAGCAAACACAGCACAGAATGGTATCTTTAACCTTTCAAGTGATGCGGATGGTCGTTGGAGTGTTGAGAAGTTCAAAGGTCTCATCGTGCAGATTGACCGTGAAGCAAACATCATTGCTAAAGAAACACGCCGTGGTAAGGGTAACGTAATCATCGTCTCTTCAGACGTTGCTACTGCTCTCGTGAGTGCAGGTAACTTAGATTATACACCTGCTCTGAATACAAACCTCGCAGTGGACGACACAGGTAACACCTTTGCCGGAACACTCAATGGTCGTATTCGTGTTTATATTGACCCATATGCACAGAACGATTATGTAAACGTAGGTTATAAAGGCACAAACGCTTATGACGCTGGTGTCTTCTACTGTCCATATGTTCCATTGCAAATGGTCAAAGCTGTTGGTGAAAATGACTTCCAACCTCGTATCGGGTTTAAAACTCGTTACGGTATGGTGTCAAACCCATTCGTAGGTGCTACACCTTCAAATGGTTTGGCTGCTGTCAAAACAAACCAATACTATCGTATCTTTGGTGTAAGAAACATTCTTACCTAAGTCGGTATATAAAAATAAGAGTAGGGATAACCTACCACATATTTTTAAGGGGAGACTTCGGTCTCCCCTCTTTTTTTGTCAAGCACTTTTACGAAAATTACATGATGCGTGAACAGCAGCGCAATTTTCATCTATCGTTGGATTGCCATCTTTATAAAGAAGAATATGGTCACCATGAATATCTTCACCAAATTCAGGCATTTCTTCACTACAGATATTACATTTACCATCTTGTTCATAATACGCTTTTCTCACAACATCACGACTAAATGTGCGTTCACTATCAAGTTCAGTAAATTCATAACCAATTTTTGTCATCTCGTTTCGCAACATATTCAACGCATCAACGGTATCTGTCACTGTAGTTCCACCCAATTTAAATTGGAATGGTGTTTTATACAAGTCTTTAGCCCGTAAACTTTTATCAGAAAGATTTTCAACTGCTTGGACATAAACATTCATGAAATTAATCGGGTTAAGACTAATTTTTTCCTTGATATGTTCAGAAACAATAACACAGAAATTACGAAATAACTTTGGTGTAATCATCTGTTGCGCTTGAGGAACTCCTCGCAATGCTTGGTTTCCGAAACGCATAAGTGTATCAATGTGACGAGAATTGAATTTTTTTTCTTTTCTCGCTGCATGACTGATATAAAAATTATCCATACACTTATTGGTGACTCCTTTAGTCTTGTAATCATCTGTTGTTGTCATGTAAATAAGTTCGGCAAGGTGTTTATCAATATCGAGTTTCTCGTGTTTAGCCTTAATCAGATATTTCAATACCATGTCATTCTTATCCTTCGTCTTAAATACTGGATAAGATTTGAAACGTGATTTCTCTTGAACAAAACGTGACATCGGTGAAGAAATCGCCTGACGTTTTTCTTGGGCCTCAAGTTTTGTTACATTATTAAGAATATTTACGAATAATTCTCCAGCTTCAACGCTACTAATATCTACATAAGTTTGTGCAGTCAGAACATAATTTTCAAAATGTTTTCTTGCAACTTTAGGAAGTTGTTTGAAATACTTTCCACGAAGGTCATATGTGAATTCATCATTATCATCAAAACTAACACATGCAAGTTCTTCATCATTAGGAAGAGGAAATCCATTCTCATAGAAAAGTTTACAACTTGTAGAACGTTGTTGACCATCCATTACTTCGCACTTATAGTCTCGTGGAATATCACAACCAAAACGAAGCGTCATCTCAGGAATAATAATTTTAGGAATGAAAATTGTTTTTATTAATTGTTGTGAAAATTTTAATGTTGCACGAAAATAACGTTGATATTCTTCAGGACTCAAATTAATAAGACCACTTGTTGTCAACATCAACAAATCTTTCAATGTGAAATTAATACGGCCGTTGGGGTTTATTACTGATGTGTCCCCACTCATCAATGTTTCTAAATCTGATTTAGACATACTTATACTCCTATAATTTGTGCTACACTTCACTGTGTCTTGCACGCTTTACTCTGGTCTTCAAACAATATGACTTGACCAGTCTTTATAATATATCAAACTATGAAAAAAATGTCAAGCGTTTTTTATCGAATAATGTCGATTTTTTCTGCATTAACATTCCAAGACTCCACCTCTGTTCTGAGACGATTGTCATTCTTTAGAGTCTCGTATCGAGTGGATGCCTTGTTACGCCACCACTCTATCACACCCTCAAGACTGAAACGGTCATAGTTTTCTTTCTTGACCAGTGTGTCAGTCTCAAGGTTGAGATACTGTTGCACATTCTCATATCCATAGGTAGAGAAGTAGGAACGTTTCTGTTCAGTAAGTCCCTTTGCATCAAGGAAGGCCTGACAGAACTTTTTATATGCAGACTCATCGACACTCTTGAGAGAGTTCTTGATTATACTTACCATCTTAGTTTGAGCTTTTAGTTTTTTAGATGATGCCTGTGGGTCAACGATAGACTTACCATCATTACGTTCAGTAAAGAATGTCATGAGACGGCGATACTTGTCATCATTGATTAATGGTGCAAAGTTAGAGTCTGTCAGACCATTATGTCTCAAAAACGGCTTCATACCGTCATACTGAGATGAAGACTTAGTTGACCCATAGAGAGATGTAGTTTCAAACATACAGATGTTCGCATCATACTTCTTGTTCACAGTTTCTCGTGAATAGTGTGAACAACAGATAGCAGCAAGCAATTTACCACCCAAATAGTTGAAACCAAATGGTTGGGTTGGAACGATGTTGAACCCCATGATTACTGATTGGTTGAAACGTCTCATTATTTCAGGATTGAGAGTGTCCAGTGGTTTACCCAGCCAGAGGTTACGAGGACGAGAGTTAATGACAGGAGAACCAAAACGAATCATACCTACAACCATACCTGTATTCTTCTCACGAACAATCCAACAGAGTTGTTTGCCTGGAATACTTGACTCACAGGGTGCAGATGTGGTAATCTCCATATATTGCATAAACTCTGATTGTGTGGGTTGATACACAGAGAACTCCATATCTTTGGGATGCATATCGAACTTGTTGAAGATATCCTCTTCAGGCCCCATGCCTGGCAGTGCATTGAACCCACCCATGCGTTCCAACTTGATTGTTCGCATATAATCGTCAATACGGTCAAAGTTTGCAAAGAACTCCGTAAAGACATTTGCAGCGTATAGTGCGTCTTCTTTGTTTAAAATCATATTTACCTCATCATTCATTACATTATATCGTATATAGCATTGAAAGTCAAGGAGAAAAATAATCGCTTTTTATTAAAAAAAGTGCTTGACATTCTCCGTAGAATGTCGTATGGTAAGTTATAGTCAAGAGAAAGGAAATGATTATGTTTCAGATTCGTCAAGAGAGTAACAATCGTTTAGTCGCTGGTTTCTTTGAAGTCATTGAGACTATTGAGGAAGCAGAGAAGGTTTTGAAATACTTTCAAGACCGTATTGAAGAGAAATTGATTATTGTTGAAATAGCTGTTGAGGAGGCTGCCTAATGAATTATACTGAACTATTTGAAACCACATTTTTGTTTAAAAGATTTGACCCACTTGATATGGACAATCCATATGTAGAGAAAGAAGTTCGTATCGTTGATATCCTTGATGGGCCTGGCGCAGACCGCCGTGATTATGTTGTAGTCGAAGGTCTAGAAGATTATGAGGTAGATATGCCCCTTGAGAACTTCTTGAAAAACACTCGTGTGAAAGAAAACGCTTGACATCATCTGTTTGATTTGGTAATGTAAGATATAACTTGAGAAAGGACTTGTTATGAAATACGAAGTAAATATCACTGGTAAAACAAAAGACACCATTGTCTTTGAGACCGCAAAAGAAGCCGTGAAGTATGTTCTTACCGAACTACATGATGTAGGGTTCACCGTTGATGGTCGGACTTACGAAGAGAAGTTCGAAGAAATCACTTGGGTTGGTAAAGGAGAGGTTATAGCATGAATTATGTAACAGGTAATTTTGATGTGTGTGGAACTTATCTTCAAGGAACAGTCAATACATCTTATGATAGGTTAGTCAATTTGTTTGGTGAACCTATCACTAGAAGTGATGATAAAGTTCAAGTAGAATGGGCAGTCAAGTTCGATGATGGAACTCTTGCCACAATCTACGATTGGAAGGAAGATACAAATCCTTCTGGTGTCACAGAGTGGCACATTGGTGGTTTTTCACAAGCCGCAGTTTATAATGTAATTGATGAGGTAATATAATGAGACTTGGAAAATATTTTGTAGAGGTTGACACCTCTGTCACTGGTGAAAAAGTAGAAGGTTACTACTTTCGCATCAAAGAAGACCGTGACGCTCGGATTGAGGAGTTGGTCAATGAATATGGTGTTGAGGTAATCAATGCTATCGGAGATTATCAATGATTGATTATAATCGTCTTATAAGTAATGCAGAGAGGGCTTTTCAGTCCTCTCAGTCCGAGTGGGCAAAAGAATACTGGTTGGAAGTCATTACAAAGTTAGCACAAAATGTTGACAAGAACTGATATAGTTCAGTTTCAAGAGAAAAAAATATTAGAGAAGTTCGGTATGTCAATATCGGACTTTACTAATAAAGTTCCTTTTTCGGGAAAGGAAACTCTGTCGTGTCTCAATATAGGTTACCCACCTGTGATTGGTTTTACGAGTGGAACGACCACGCAGACTAACATCAACTATTGGAATACAAACTATTTCAATGAACAGATGTCTCGTGATTGGTATCATCAAGGACTTCGAGAAGGTGATTACATTATCATCTTTGGTCTTTCTACTCGTGGTAGTATGAGATACTCAATGTCGATGTATGAGGAGAATGGTGTCATTCCTATCTTCATTCCTCATCATCCCAAATATATTCCAGAAGTCATTGAAGCAATAAAAAAGTATAAACCAAAAGTCTTCAATCTATTATCTAATCCCATGATTATGGCCTTCGAGAATTATTTCGAGAAGAACAACATTGACCCTGTTGAGTTGTTCTCTTGTTTTGATTTGTTTCACTTCGGGGGTGAACACATGTCAGACCGATATAAAGAACTCGTGAAGTCTTGGCAGATTGACATCATTGAATGCACATCTGTCGGTGACCGATATGCGGCATTTGAATGTAAAGAAAAAAATGGTTTTCATGTGTATGAGGATTTACTTTTCATAGAAACCATAGATGATGAAATGGTAGTGACATCCCTGTATGATACACCCGAACCTTTTGTTCGTTTCAAAACAGGGGATATCATTAAGAAATATGATGATGTATGTGAGTGCGGTTCATCCCATATGCGTTTCGAGGTTCTAGGACGTAAGACATATCAGGTAAAATTTCAGAACAAATCACTCTTTCCTCTTGATGTTCAGAGGATTGTTGAGACAATACCCGAAACTCGTTCAGGTGTATTTCAAATAAAAAGACCACGCAAAGGTGCAAATGTTATAGATATAATTGTAGGTTACGAAAAAGATAAACTTAATCGTAACTTATCTGAATTAAAAAATGAACTAGAGTCTAAGATTGTTAGTTCACTAAGTATACCAAATTGTGTAGAATTAGTTGAGGCTAAAACTATATTACAAAACAATCCACTACACAAGGTTAAGAGGGTAATATGAAAGCAGTATTTCTAACAAAAGAATATAATGATACTGATATAGAAGAACAAAAAAATATACTTGAACAAAGTTTTCATACTTTCTTTGATGAGATACATCGTTCTCCTGTTCTGATTGTATCAAACTTTGCAAGTGGTCACATAGTAATGCCTTTGGAGATTGCTCTTTTTGAAAACAATATTAGTTATGGTAATTGGGAAAGTGAACCATGTGACTATGATGGACTGAATCAGGTCATAATTCAAAACAGTATAAAACATATTTTTTGTGACCGACATGTTGATGTAAATCTTATAAATACAGATAACGTAAAAGTTTATAGGATTTAGTATGGCAATTGATACCACAACTATCAAGACGCAGATATTGGATGAAGAACTCACCAGTAATCTGAACTATCTACAACCAACAGGTTTTCGTGTCACGATTGACCGAACAAGATATCCCAACTTAGAATATTTTGTTCAGTCTGTCAATCATCCAGGCGCAACCATGACACCTGTCGAACTCCCTGTTCGTAGAATTACGTCTGTTCCGATAGCCGGTGATAACGTTACATTTGGTGAGGTTTCTTTCTCACTGATACTTGATGAGAATCTTACTGGTTATCAGGAAATGTTCAATTGGATTGTTCGTATCGCAAATGAGGGTCAAGTATCTCCTATTCAACGAGATACTAGAAATCCGACATATGCTGACATCACATTATCAATTCTTTCAAGTCACAACAATGGTGTGAAAAAAATTAGATATCTAAATTGTATTCCTACTTCGGTTGGTGCAATTACATTCCAATCAACTTCTGGTGCAACTGATTATCTCACATTTGACGTTTCATTCCGTTTCTCTCAATTCGAATTTGTTTGACTTTTAACTCACGTTCTGATATAATTATATTATGATTGATTTAGAAACTATTCTTGCGGAGTGGAAAGAAGACTCCGAAATATCCAAACATCAATTAGACGAGACCTCTCGTGTAACTCCTGCATTGCATTCCAAGTATCTTGAGTATTTGTCACTGACCAAACTACGTCTGAAGAAGGCCGAGTTCAAACAGAAAGAACTTCTCAAGGATAAGTGGTTATACTATAATGGTAAGATGGATGAGGAGACTATTCAAAGTAAGGGTTGGTCACCTGACCCCTTTAATGGTCTGAAGATACTCAAAGGTGAGATGGAACACTACTATGATAGTGACCCTGAGATACAGGAGTCGGAGATGAAAATCCAGTATCTTAAAACGATTATAGATACTCTTGAACAAATTATAAACAATCTAAACTGGCGACATCAAACGATTGGTAATATGATTAGATGGAGACAGTTCGAATCGGGAGTGTAAAATGAAATGGATTGATGATGTAAAAGATTCCTTCAAAGTCAATAAGGTATACGAATCACGTTGGGTATGGTATCACACTATCCTTGCAGCTGAAATCTTTCTGACTAATATTCTATTGATTCTTATTCTTTTCAAACTGTGAGTCTTCCTAATACAATCACGGTGGGATTGAAAGACCACTCAATGATGTTGGTTGATTGTGAGGCACATCAACTACCAGAGTTGCGTGAATATTTTTCATTCTATGTCCCCGGCTATAAATTTATGCCGATGTATAAGTCTCGTAAGTGGGATGGTAAGGTGCGTCTATTCAATCAGGTCACTCGTGAATTGAACACTGGTTTGTATGAACATCTCAAGAAGTTCTGTCAAGACCGCATGTATCCTCTTCAATTACAGGAGACTGACTATGGACACCCTGCACAGAAGAATGAAGTATCGCATATCAATCTGACCAAGTTTCTGAATGGACTTGATTCTCCATTTGACTTGCGTGACTATCAGTATAACGCAGTATCGCATGGTATTCAGAATAAAAGAGCCATTCTGCTATCACCTACAGGTTCAGGTAAATCATTCATCATCTATAATCTGTTGCGTTGGTATATCGATAACTATGATAAGAAGATATTGATTGTTGTTCCGACAACAAGTCTGGTCGAACAGATGTATAAAGACTTTTCTGATTATGGATTTGACCCTGAGTTAGTTCATAAGATTTACTCTGGTAAAGATAAGACGACAGACAAACAAATCATTATCTCCACATGGCAGTCCATATACAAGTTCTCAAAAGAATGGTTCGAGGACTTTGGTTGTGTGTTTGGTGATGAGGTTCATTTATTCAAAGCAAAGTCTCTGTCGGGTCTGATGAATAAGTGCGTCAATGCAGAGTATCGTTTTGGCACGACAGGAACTCTGGATGGGACAGAGACAAATAAACTAGTTCTGGAGGGTTTATTTGGGCCTACATATCGTGTGACTATGACACGAGACCTTCAAGAGAAAGGCACACTCGCAAAACTTGACATCAAGATTTTGTTATTGAGATACCACAATGATGTGTGTCATATGATGAAGAACGCAACCTATCAGGAAGAGCTTGATTATATTGTTCAGAACACTAAACGAAACAATCTGATATCAAACCTTGCGGTTGACCAAAAGGGGAATACACTTATTCTCTTTCAGTTCGTGGAGAAACATGGCAAACCATTGTATGAACTGATACGAGATAAAATAGAGGAGGGTCGTAAGGTATATTATGTGTCTGGTGAGGTTGATGCATCTGACCGAGAACAGATTCGTGGTATTGTAGAGAAACAGAAAAATGCAATCATTGTCGCATCTCTTGGAACTTTTAGCACTGGTATTAACATTAGGAACTTACATAATATTATCTTTGCAAGCCCAAGCAAATCTCAAATCAAAGTCCTACAGAGTATCGGACGAGGACTAAGACAATCTGATGATGGTTCAACAACAAATCTAATTGATATCGCAGACGACTTACATATTAAATCACATAAAAATTTCACATTAAGACATAGTGCCGAAAGAATTAAGATATATACTAAGGAACAGTTTCCTTATAAGATATACAATATAAATCTGAAATGACTTATCACGGCCTGATGCTAGGCAATTTCGATTCTAATAGTATGGCGCCATATCGAGGATTTGGTAACCATAGAATTGCAACTCACCTGAGAAGACAGGGGTGGGATATCGAGTGCCTAGATTACACTGTGCATTTTTCAGACGATGAGATAAAGTGGTTTCTTGAGACTCGTATCACTAAGAATACTATCTTCATTGGACTGAGTATTATATTCTATCTTGAATTGCAGGGTGATGTTCAAAGAGTCAACAGAATTATTCATCATATCAAAACCAAGTATCCGTGGGTTCAGATTATCGCAGGTGGGGTAAAATGGTTTGCGGTGGGTCTTGTTGATGCAGATTGGTATATTACAGGGAATGGTGAGTTTGCCATAGATGCTGTTTTAAAATATGTAACAGGAAATGGAAGTGAACCAAGACACGTTCCTGCAAGGAATGGAAAACTTATTGATGCTGTTCATGCATATCCTTGTTTTCCAAAGAGAGATGCTAAAATCTCATTTCAAGAACGAGACTATATTCAATCACATGAGGCCTTGAATGTAGAACTCGCAAGAGGGTGTAAGTTCAAATGTAAATATTGTTCGTTTCCTTTGATTGGTCTCAAGGGAGATATGACACGAGACGAAGACAGTGTATATGATGAGTTCAAAGAAAACTATGACCGATGGGGTGTGACAAATTATTATGTGACTGATGATACCATAAATGATACCACCGAAAAGATGGAGAAGATGTCAAGTGCTATTCGTAAACTTGATTTCAAACCATCTCTTCATGGATATGCTCGTGCTGACCTTCTCATACATCATGGTCAAAAGACTTGGGATGATATGATTGATATGGGTCTCATATCGCATAGTTATGGTGTCGAGACTCTTAATCATCAATCAGGTAAAGAAGTTGGAAAAGGTATGAACCCCGAAAAGGTCAAAGAGGGGTTGTTAGAAGTTGAGGAGTATTTCAATAAGAATAGTGACACTTTTTACACAGGTAGTATGACTATGATTGCAGGACTTCCCTATGAGTCGTTTGAGACTCTTGATAATGGTAAGAAGTGGTTGAACAAGTATTGGAACAATCATGGAATCAAATATCTACCTCTACTGATTCATGAACCCAAAGATACGTCTCATAGTGAGATTGACATGAGTAATGCAAATAATTTTAAGAAGTATGGGTATAAGTTTTTACATGATGTCCCACCAACGTATGACAAAGGTATGTTTGATTACTTTGGTGAGATAAAAAAGAAGAAAGATAATACAAAAGGCCATGATGGAATATACTTTAACTTCTGGACTCATCACTCAGACGAATATGACTTTGTTGATATGATTGAGTGGGTTCGAGACTTCAACGAGGATAGGTCTGATAATAAGATGAACTCCAACTTTTGTTTTGATATTGGATATACATCGTTAGCAAGTGAAAACACAGAACTAAAAAATTTTTATGGTGAAGATTGCGTCCAAATAGACAAACCTGAAATTATGAATAAAATGCTTGATAAATATAAGTATGAGAAACTAAATGGATAATGATATGTCAAAAGAATTTAAAGAACCACAAGTAAGACAGTTTAAACTTTCTTCAGGCGAAGAGATTGTTTGTGAGGTTGTCGATTGGACAGGAGAACCAGAGGAGAGCGAATTAATCGTTCGTAAGTGCATGTCTCTTGTTCTTCGTGAGGCTCCAGCATCAACCTTCTACTCATTCAAACCTTGGATGATATATCAAGAGAATCCTGAAGATTTTATTATTATTCAGGCTCAACATGTTGTGAGTATCGGATTTCCGACTAAGAAACTCCTGAGTCATTATGATGAAGCAGTAGAAGAAATGACAAAGATTCATGAGGAAAGAAGAAAGTATGATGAGGATAGTAATGATATCAACAAAGACGTTAGAACTTTGATAGAACAAACTTCTACGGCAGAAGAATTTTTGAAAGAACTTGCAGGAGAAGATTCTGCATCTTTTGGTAATGTAATACCATTTAGTCGAGACATTCACTAAACCATGCATGGACTTCTTTTTGGCACTAAGAGCCATATGGATGAACAACAGATATTTCATTCAAAGGGCTTTCGGACTCTTGTAGACATTCCTGCAAGAACCTTTGGTGCGTATAAAATTGCAACTCATCTAAGAGACAATGGATGGGACATTGAAGTCATTGACTTCTTCTATGCGTTTAGTTTCGAGGAGATATGTCTACTACTACATGACCGCATCACTCCAGAGACTAAGTTTATTGGTTTCAGTATCTTCTATAAACAACACGACCAAGGCGACAATGACCCACGAGGTTTACAGTTTTACACTGGTGAGGACGATAAACTCAATCAAGTTCTGAAATACATTCATGTGCATTTTCCTTGGGTCACAACATTGTGTGGGGCTCAGAAACTGAAAAGTTTGATGAAGATTAAGTCTCACTATCACATCATCGGATTTGGTGAGTCAGCAGTAACCGCACTTACAGACTTTCTGATTGGCAAAGGGCCACACCCCGAAACCACAACTGTAAAGAATCTATATGATGTTCCAAGTGCAAGTTATGAGGTTGAACTCAATGTGATTGATGCTACCAGACACTATCCTGCATTTCCAAAACGAAGTGCTAAGATTACATACGAGGATAGAGATTACATACAATCCAATGAAACACTGAATATTGAGTTTAGTCGAGGATGTAAATTTAAGTGTGCATTCTGTTCCTACAATCCTCTGGGCGTCAAGGGTGATATGACAAGATGTAATGATGATGTCTATGAAGAACTCATGGAAAATTACGATAAATGGGGATGCACTCAATACATTGTATCAGACGAAACTTTCAATGATACCAGTGAGAAACTTGACAAGTTTGCAGAGGTATGTAAACGACTTCCCTTTCAACCAACCTTTCACGGATTTGTTCGCATGGACTTGATGGCAAGTCGAGGTGAGAGAGATTGGGATAATATGCTAGAGATGGGATTTGTTGGTCATCACTATGGAATTGAAACACTCAATCATGAGTCTGGTAAAGCAATTCGCAAAGGTATGCATCCTGATAAGATAAAAGACTATCTTGTGAAAACAAGAAACTACTTTGTTGAGAACAGTCCTGTCGGATACTACTCAGGTGTTATCACAATGATTGCAGGATTACCTCATGAGTCGCAGGAGAGTCTCAAAGAATCACAGAGATGGTTGTTTCAGAACTGGCCAGACAAATACTTTTTTATTCCTCTTGTTTTGACTGTTCCCGAAAAGTTAACCAAAAATAAATTTGACCCGAACTCTGATTTTGATAACTTGTCTTTACAACATGGATATGAGTTTCAAATGTATAATGACAGAGATACTGATTGGGCTGGTATCAAAAGAGGACTTAGTGATGAAGATAAATATCATCGAGGGATGATTAAATGGATTCATCCTAGTAAAGAATATGATTATGTTGATATGTTGAAATGGGTCGGCACAATTAATTTTGACCGAGTTCACAAGATATCAATGTGGAGTCTGCCGATGTTCACACAAACAAATAAGAATATTGCAGATACTTTTATGAAAGGTGTTGATTGGGATATGACTGATACCAATAAAATTCTTGATTTTGTTCACAAGTATAAGGAACTCAAACTTGGCCGGAGTAGTCACGAAAGAATACCTGTTCACAAAACACCGATTCACAATAATGAAGTTATGACTAAATTAGGACAACAGGCCACAGAACAAATGACAAGAAACTTAGATGTCAGTTAGGGTATTCAACCCTCCCCAAAAGGTATTTTGATTATACCACGAATTACAAACTTTGTCAAGTAAAAAAATATACTTGACTTTTATATAATAACTATGATATAATGGACATATTATGAAACCACAAGATAGACCTCACTATGTAAACAACGCACAGTTCTCAACAGCTGTTGTGGAATACTGCACAGATTTACAACAATCAAGAGAGAAAGAAGAAACCTTACCAAAGGTCACGGATTACATTGCACAATGTTTTCTAAAGATTGCGGAAGGTCTTTCTCATAAATCCAACTTTGTTCGTTACACCTATCGAGAAGAGATGGTGATGGATGCGGTAGAGAATTGTCTCAAAGCCATCGAGAATTATAATATAGAGAAAGCAACACGCACAGGTAAACCAAATGCGTTTGCATACTTTACACAAATCTCTTGGTATGCATTTCTTCGTAGAATCGAACGAGAGAAGAAACAACAGGATATCAAGATGAAATATATCGATGAGTCGGGTATTGAGACTTTTCTTGATAACGAGTTGGGTGATGCACAATCTGCACAGGTTGCTCAGGCCTTTATCGATACACTACGTTCTCGTATCGATGAAGTGAAAGAAAAGGATAATAAATGGGAGAAGGTTGTCAAGAAAGAAAGACGGCGAAGAACCATGAGAGTTGATTCTGACCTGAGTAATTTTATCATTGACTAATCTTGAGAAATCTGATATAATGAATAGATTAAGTTTTCACGGCAAAACCGTGGAACAAGCAGAGTGGGTTCTGAGTCATTTTGGAACTGACGAAATGAGAGAGTATTACAAAGACAACAAAGGTTTCAACGATTGGTTGGAAGATTGTCGTCAAGTAGTTGTTGCGAGGAGACTAGACTATTGAAATTAGCAATACTAAACGATACCCATTGCGGTATTCGTAATTCTTCTGACATCTTCATGGATTATCAAGAACAGTTCTATAGTGAAGTGTTCTTTCCATATCTGTTAGAGAATGATATCAAACATGTTCTGCACTTGGGTGATTACTACGACAATCGTAAGACAATCAACTTCAAGGCACTTCAACACAATCGTAAAATCTTTCTAGAGCCTTTGCGTCAACATGGTATGACAATGGATATCATTATCGGTAACCATGACATGTATTATAAGAATACGACTGAACTGAATGCACTGAAAGAGTTGCAGGGTCACTATATGAATGAGGTCAATCTTATTTTGAAACCAAAGGTAGTTGACTATGATGGTTTGAAGATGGGTCTCGTTCCGTGGATTTGTCAAGACAATGAACAGGAATGTCTGGATTTCATTCAGAATTGTAAAGTCGATTTCATTGGCGCACATCTAGAACTCACAGGCTTTGATATGCACAAGGGTATGCCGTGTTATGATGGCATGGACGCAAAACTCTTTGACCGATTTGAGATGGTATTGACAGGACACTTCCACGCAAAGTCAACTCAAAATAATATCTACTATCTGGGTAGTCAGATGGAGTTCTTCTGGAATGATTGTAATGATAAAAAGTATTTCCATGTTCTTGACACAGACACTCGTGAGTTGACATCAGTTCACAATCCTATTACAATCTACGAGAAGATTTATTACGACCACGAGAAGATGAATAAGTTTACAGACCTGAGATATCTGGACAACAAGTTCGTCAAGGTCATTGTAGTGAACAAGGGTGACCCCTTTGAGTTTGAAAGGTTCATTGACCGAGTGCAGGCTCAGAAGATACACGAATTGAAAATACAAGAGGACTTTGCGGAGTTTATTGGAGAAAATGTCGAAGATGAAAAGATTTCACTTGACGATACTGAAACAATAGTGTATAATTATATTGATGCTGTCCAAACCGACTTGGACAAAGGAAGGATTAAGAAGGAGATTTCTGACCTCATGAAAGAGGCTCAGACTATGGAAATTGTATGATTTATTTTGAGAAACTTAGATTTAAAAATTTTCTATCGACAGGAAATAACTTTACAGAAATAGATTTTGAAACAACGGCAACCACACTCGTGGTTGGTCAGAATGGTGCAGGTAAATCTACTATGTTGGATGCTTTGTCATTCGGTCTGTTCGGTAAACCTCATCGTAAGATTTCGAAACCACAACTCGTCAACTCTATCAATGGTAAAGGGACGTTAGTTGAAGTGGAGTTTCGAATAGGTTCACAGAAGTATAAAGTTGTCCGTGGTATCAAACCGAACAAGTTTGAGATATGGGTAAATGGTAATCTGTTGAACCAAAGTTCTCATGCAAGAGAATACCAGTCTATGCTTGAGAACAATATCGTCAAGTTGAACCACAAGTCCTTTCATCAGATTGTGGTTCTTGGGTCTTCATCCTTCGTGCCCTTCATGCAACTCTCCTCTCAAGCAAGGCGTGATGTGATTGAAGACCTACTTGACATTAATATGTTTAGTAAGATGAATGGTATTCTCAAAGAAAAGGTTTCGATTCTCAAAGACCAGATGAGTGAGAACATACACGAGTTGGCTATGGTCGAACAGAAAGTTGCATCACAGAAGAAGTATCTTCGTGACCTGAGTTCGATTACAGCTCAACAGAAGAAAGAGAAACTTGACACCATCAAATCTTTACAAGAGGACATTCGTGTTCTGAATGAAAAGAATAATGAACTTACAAAAGATATCACAGAGAAGTCTCCAGATGTCAATGAGAATATGACTAAGATATCAGAACAAATTACGTCTCTTGACAAATACATGATGCAGTTTTCAACACAACAAAAAGATGTGGTCAAACAGGCAAAGTTCTTTGAGGATAATGATATCTGTCCGACCTGTTCACAAGACATCGATGAGACAACGAAGAACTATCATCTTGATAAATGTAAGACCAAAGCAGGGACTATCAAGAATGCACTCGACATGGGTGACCTACAGAGAAAAGAGTTTTCGGAAAAACAAGAATCCATTCAAGTTCAACTTGATTGCATAAGAGAGTGGCAGTCGTCAGTCAATGCAAACAATCAAGAGATTTCTACAATCAATAGAAGTATCGATAGACTCAATAGTGAACTTGATACTATTGACAATGAGACAGGTGATTTGAGTGAGGCTAATGACGAACTTGAAAATCTTAGAGTTGAGAAAGAGCAACTTCAAAAGAAGAAGTATGAACTCTCTGAGCAGAACTCATACTATCGTATCAGTTCAGAGTTGTTGAAAGACACTGGTATCAAGACAAAGATTATCAAACAGTATCTACCAGTCATCAACAAACTTACTAACGAGTATCTACAAATTCTTGACTTCTTTGTTCACTTCAATCTGGACGAAGCCTTTGAAGAGACTATTCGGTCACGACATCGTGACGCATTCTCCTACGACTCATTTAGTGAAGGGGAGAAACAACGTATCGACTTATCACTACTCTTTACTTGGAGACAGATTGCCAAGATGAAGAATAGTGTTGCAACCAATCTTCTCATTCTGGACGAAACATTTGACTCGTCTTTGGATGGACAGGGCATCGAGAATCTGATGCACATCATTCACTCTCTTGCCGAGGATACAAATGTTTTTGTCATCTCTCACAAATCTGAGTTGGAAGAAGATTCACAATTCAAGAGACGTATTGAATTTATCAAAGATAAAAACTTCAGTAAAATCAAAATAGCTGCTTGACAAATCTGTCGAGTTATGATATACTCGATGTAATTTTAACGATTGGAGAATATATTATGGAATTATCCGACACTACAATTAATATTTTAAAAAACTATGCTACCATTAATCCAAACATTGTAATTGGAGAAGGTAACACTATTAAGACAATTTCGGTTGCCCGAAACGTCATGTCAAAGACAGAGGTCGTTGAGACATTTGACTCAACGATTGGTATCTACGATTTGAATGAGTTTCTGGGTGCGGTGTCTCTTGTCAAAGAACCACGTTTCGAAGTGACAAAAGATTACATCAACATTTCTGATTCTAGACGTTCAGTAAAATACTTTCTGTCTGACCCTGAGATGTTGACATCGCCTGGCAAAGATGTTAATATGCCTGACACCGAAGTTAAGTTTAGTCTAGATACTGATACACTCAGTGATTTGAAAAAGGCCGCATCTAACTTTGGTTATGAGAATATCTCTATCAAACCATCGACAGGTTCGGTATCACTTTCTGTAACCGACACAGATAACGCAACTTCTAATGTGTTCTCAATTGATGTTGAAGGAACATATCCAGAGGGAGCAGACTTCAACTTTATTTTGAATGTAAATAATCTGAAGGTTGTAAATGAAGATTATGATGTTGAGATTTCATCTAAACTAATCTCACACTTTACAAGTAAGCAGTCTCCGACTGAATACTTTATTGCACTTGAAAAGTCATCTACATATAATGGAGCATAAAATGGCAAAAGCAGAAACAAAAGACCACACTACTATCTACGAATTGGGCAATAGAGTATCTCGTTCTACTGTGGCAGTAATTGATACCGTTGTTCAACGAGGCGGTTTCAAAGGTGAAGAACTCTCAACAATCGGTCAACTAAGAGACCAAGCAGTTCAGATTATTCAAATCTGTGAGGAGTATCAATCCGCACAGGGAGTTGAAGAATAAGTCAGGCGTTCTCCTTTCCGCCGACTTGGTGAGGTGAGCGTCTCCTTTCCGCTCACCTCATTTTTTATTGACATATCACGGCTGATGTGATATACTTGTTTTTTATTATGGAGAGAGTATGAGTAATGAATTTCTATGGGTCGAGAAGTATCGTCCCAAAACTATCGCAGATACTATTCTGCCAAAAGAACTCAAGCAAACGTTTCAGAATATTGTTGACTCTGGTGAGATACCCAACATGTTATTCACTGGCACGGCTGGTCTTGGTAAGACTACAGTTGCTCGTGCAATCTGTAATGAACTAGACCTTGACTACATTGTCATCAATGGTTCGGAAGAGGGTAACATCGACACCCTGCGTGGTAAGATTAAACAGTTTGCTTCTTCGGTATCTCTATCAGGTGGATACAAAGTTGTTATTCTTGACGAGGCAGACTATCTCAATCCTCAATCCACACAACCTGCATTGCGTGGTTTCATCGAAGAGTTCTCGCAGAACTGTCGATTCATTCTGACATGTAACTTCAAGAACAAGGTCATAGAACCTCTTCACAGTCGTTGTGGAGTGTATGAGTTTAATACCACCAAGAAAGATATGATTGACCTCTGTGGGTCATTTATGACACGTCTGATGGACATTCTGAACAAAGAAAACGTCACTTATAATAAAGAAGTGATTGCAAATCTTATTACTAAACATGCTCCTGATTGGAGACGTATTCTGAATGAATCACAAAGAGGTTCAATCGGTGGAAGCATAAACACTGATGTTATCATTAGTGACAATAGTCAGTATTCTGACCTTTACAAACATCTCAAGGATAAAGACTTCAAGAAGATGCGTAAGTGGGTTGTAAACAATGTTGATGTTGAACCGGCTGCAATCTTTCGTGGTGTCTTTGATACAATGGAAGGTCATGTCAAACCTGAAAGTATTCCGCAGTTGATTCTCATCCTTGCGGATTATCAATACAAGAATGCATTCGTTGCTGACCATGAACTAAATATGGTTGCATGTCTAACAGAATGCATGGCAAACGTGGAGTATATAAAATGAAAGAAAGTATGAAACAAGGATTGATATTCGTCATAATCTTTTTAGTTATTGGACTGATTGCATTTAGATGATTGAATATCGCACATGGGAAAAAGTAGTAGCACGAGCATTAGACTACTATATTGGTCGGACAGATGAGGATGAACCGAAAGTTCCTATCCTTACAATGAAACAAGCACGAAAGGGACTATACCTTCGTATGTTATTACAGTTCGTCAATTGGATTACCTGTTTCTTTATTATTGCAGGTGTGATTAAACATTGGGGTTGACAAATATGGATGATTATGATATAAAGCCAAATGGACGAGTAAATCGTGGACTTCACTGGACAACTAAAGTATCAGAGAAGTTCTTACTCGCAATTATCGGTGGTCTCACTATGATTGCGGCTGGCGAACAAATATGGATGATGTATGAGAAGTGGACAGTTCAACTTGGAGATTTATTTCTTCTATTCATTTATGCAGAGGTTGTAGGTATGGTCGGAGCATTCTATGCAAGTCATCGTATTCCTGTAACCATTCCAATCATCATTGCGATTACTGCACTCTGTCGTCTGGTTGTCCTGCATAGTAAGGACATGGCCGCAATGCAGTTGTTGGCAGAGACAGGTGCTATTGCAGTTCTTGCCGCAGCTGCATATCTGATGTCTCTCAAGGATAAACTATCATTAGAAAAAGAAAGACTTCGAGATGATAAATAAGTGGGACTATGCACACATGCAGGCCGCAGAGGTGTATGCAGAATTATCAACCGCAACACGACTTAAAGTCGGAGCAGTCATTGTAAAAGACAATCGTATCATATCGATTGGATACAATGGTATGCCTTCGAGTTGGACAAATGTGTGTGAGTATCAAGACTCCTTTGATGGTAAGTGGATTACCAAACCAGAAGTTCTACATGCAGAGACAAATGCAATCGCAAAGGTTGCACGTTCAAATGAAAGTGCAGAGGGTGCTACATTATACACTACAGTCTCACCTTGCCTTGATTGTGCAAAACTGATATATCAATCTGGTATCACACGTTTGGTCTGGAGAAACCAATACAAAACTGATGCAGGAAATGTTTTTCTCGTAACCGCTGGTATTGAGGTAGATTACTTACCATGAACCCATTTGATTATGTGACCTCTATCAACTATTCTAAGAAAGATGTGATGGAAGATGAAAAGACCTACAACTCTTTTATGGTCAATCGCAGTCTTTCTTACTTCTCTGATACAGTTGTTCTCGCAAATGAGATGAATCGATATCATCACCTAGACAATCGTCTACAATACCAATTTCTTATAAATATTGTTAGGAAACGCAAAAGGTTTTCTAAATGGTTAAAACCAGAAATACAGAATGACGTTGATGTGGTGAAAGAATACTATGGTTACAGTAATGAAAAGGCTTCCCAAGTCCTTCCTCTTTTATCACCCCAACAAATAGAAATAATAAGAAATAAGGTGAATAAAGGTGGAAGAAAATAATTTAGTATCATGGAGTCCTGCAAGTATGTTAGAGATTACTCTAGCAGAACCAGATGACTTTCTCAAAGTCCGTGAGACTCTGACACGAATCGGTGTCGCATCACGAAAAGATAAAAAACTCTATCAGTCATGTCATATTCTTCATAAACAGGGACGATACTTTATCGTTCACTTCAAGGAACTATTTTTGCTTGACGAGAAGAAATCAAATCTAGAAGTTTCTGATATAGAGAGACGTAATACAATTGCAACTCTTTTGTCTGATTGGGGTCTCGTTGAGATTCAAAACAAAGATGTGATTGAGGGTTGCGCCCCTTTACGGACAATAAAGATTATTGGTTACAAAGAAAAAGACCAGTGGGAACTATGTCCGAAATACAATATCGGGAACAAATAAAGAAAACTTTTATATCTCATCTTTCAGATATTCGAAACAAACATAGTTGGAAAACTCATTTTGATATCAAGTTTTCTTGGGATGATATAATTCGTTTATTAGATACTCATCCAGAAAAACTTTTAAAATGGAAAGAGGATAAACAGAAAGTTGAGATAGAGAGGTTTCATCTACGACCATCTGCACCTCCGATTGCACATGATGTGGTTTCGGTGTTGAATGATATCTTTGTTCCCAAAGCACCTCTACCTGAATTGTATCGACCACACATTAGTAATATAGTGTTCGTTGGCTTTGGTGTTGGTTCAGGTTCATATCCCAATCATAAGGATAGTATGGATGTCTTTCTTATTCAAATGCTTGGAAGTGTTAATATCACAATAGACGAAAAAGACTTCTTTCATATGAAGCAAGGTGATGCGGTGTGGATACCAAGAGGGACATATCATCAAATTCATACAATGGGTTCAAGGGTAACATTCTCGTTTGGTGTTGAGACAGGTCGCAGTCCTGAGTGTGACCCTGCTACCTACGTCTAGATTGTTTCTTTTCTAACTTCTTTCGCTTTGCGATAGTTTGAGGCATCGGGCCTGAGTTGAGTTCCTCAGTATGATTACGAGCGTTCTCTATCATCGCTGCTAATTTGATTGCTGTTTCGGGTGTTTGAACTTTTTTCATGGTTTGCTCTTGTAATTAGAATACATACTTCTTATATATACTTATGAGGATGCCGATATCGGGTTCTCGATTTGTCTTGCTAATTTATAGGAGATAACGACATGACAAAATACGAAGTAGGAAAAACGCATTTTCCAAAATCAGCGTTCATTGGTTTCGACCATTTGTTCAACGAACTTGAGTATGCAACAAAACACGCTCACGACCATTATCCACCTCACAACATTATCAAAGAGAGTGATGATGAGTTTACGATTGAAGTTGCGGTTGCAGGATTTACCCAAGACCATTTGAATATTGAACAGAAAGAACGTTCTCTCACCATTACAGGTGAGTATGAAAGTAAAGGCCGAGAAGTTATTCATCGTGGTATATCCACACGAAATTTCAAACGTCAATTCCGTTTGTCTGAGTATGTCGAAGTAACTGGAGCGTCTCTGAAGGATGGTATTCTCGCAGTAAATCTGAAGTTAGAAATCCCAAAAGAGAAGCAGCCTCGTAATATAACAATCAGTTAATCACGAGGAAAAAGAAATGACCCAAAACTGGCTCGAACGTGGAGTGTTCGCCATTATCGCACTATGTATTGTTGCGATTGCGGCACAACCACTCATCTAACAAGAATGGTCAAGGGGGCAAAAGTCCCCTTGACTTTTGTTTATGAGTAGTGTATAATGGTTTTATATTATGAGGATTTTATATGAAATTTTATACATCCATTGAAAGATATGGTAACACGATTCTATATCGTGGTTATGATGGTGCGGAACGCATCAAGAAAAGAGTTCCGTTCAAACCTACACTTTTTGTAGACGGACAGAGTGAATGGAAAACACTTGAAGGTAAATCTGTTGCACCTGTCGCAATGGACTCGATGCGTGACGCAACAGAGTTCATCAAGAAGTATGAGAAAGTTCCTAACTTCAATGTCTATGGTATGAACAACTTTGTGATGCAGTTCATCGCAGAGGTATTTCCATCTGACATCAAGTTTGACTCCAATCAAATATCAATCACCACAATCGATATCGAGGTTGCGTCTGATGAGGGCTTTCCCGAACCCGAAACCGCAAACTATCCTATCATCTCAATCTGCACAAAATCAAACAAAGAGGATTTCTTTCGAGTATGGGGTCTTGGTGAATACACACCCAAAGATGAAAAGACAATCTTTATAAAGTGTGATAGTGAACTCGATTTGATTATGTCGTTTCTTGCTTACTGGTCAGACTATGGACTTCCTGATATTGTCACTGGTTGGAACTCCAAACAGTTTGACATTCCCTATATGGTCAATCGCACACGCAAGGTAGTCGGTGAAGAGTCGGTCAAGAAGTTCTCTCCGTGGGGTGTGGTGTCACCTCGTAAGGTTCGTGCCAACAAGTTTGGTATGAATGAGGTTGATACCTATGACATCATGGGTGTCGCACAACTTGACTATTATGACCTGTTTCGTAAGTTTACCTACAACACGCTCGGTCAACAAGAGTCCTATCGACTTGACCACATTGCGAATGTTGTATTGGGTGAGCGCAAACTATCCTATGAAGAACATGGCAATCTGCATACACTCTATAAAGAGGACTACCAGAAGTTTATTGACTATAACATCAAGGACGTTGAACTGGTTGACAAACTCGAAGAGAAACTTGGTCTCATCAGCCTTGCACTTACTCTTGCGTATCGAGGTGGAGTGAACTATGAAGATGTCATGGGAACTACTGCTATCTGGGACTCAATCATCTATCGTATTCTCAATCAACAGAAGGTTGTTGTTCCTCCAAAGGTTGAAAAGGTAAAGGGTGATTACGAAGGTGGATATGTAAAAGACCCGATGGTTGGTTCGCATGATTGGGTCACATCTTTTGACCTGAACTCTCTGTATCCCAATATCATTGTTCAATACAATATGTCACCTGAGACCGTCATTGATGGATTGATTGATACAGATGTGGAACGCATGTTGCGTAAACAAACTGAGATAACAGGTAAGTATGCGACTGCTCCAAGTGGTGTTCGTTTCTCGGTTGACCGTGAGGGTGTCATTCCAAGTGTCATTCGTCAGTATTATAGTGAACGCCGTGTCATCAAAAAAGAGATGTTGGACTCACAACAAGAGTATGAACAGACACCAACCAAGTCTTTATCAAACAAGATTTCCCAACTAGACAATCAACAGATGGCTATCAAAATCCTCATGAATAGTCTGTATGGTGCTTTGGGTAATAGATGGTTTCGTTACTTTGACCAAAGAGTTGCGGAGTCCATCACACTAGCGGGTCAGTTGTCAATCAAATGGGCAGAACGTGAAGTCAACAAGGAGATGAATAAACTCCTTGAGACTGATAAAGATTATGTGATTGCCATTGACACTGACTCGCTCTATATTAATATGTCTGAGTTGGTCAAGAAGTTTGACCCCAAAGACCCTGTGAAGTTTCTGGATAAGATTTCGTCTGACCACTTCGAGAAAGTTCTGGAGAAGTCGTATGAAGAACTTGCAGACTACACCAACGCATACGTCAATCGTATGGAGATGGGTCGTGAGGTGATTGCTGACCGTGGTATCTGGGTTGCTAAGAAACGATACATTCTCAATGTTCATAACTCTGAGGGTGTGCAGTATGCAGAACCTAAACTCAAGATGATGGGTATCGAGGCCATCAAGTCATCCACTCCTCAAGTCGTGCGTCAGAAGATGAAAGAATTATTTAATGTTATCATTGAGGGTGATGAGTCAAATACTCAACAGTTTATCAATCGTTTTCGAAATGAGTTTCAATCACTTCCTGCCGAAGATATCTCATTCCCTCGTGGGGTGAGTCAGGTAAACAAATGGAAAGACCGTGACTCTATCTATAAGAAGGGAACACCCATTCATGTTCGGGGTGCGTTACTATATAATCACTACACCAAAGACCTAAGATACGAGTCAATCAAGAATGGTGAGAAGATAAAGTTCGTGTATCTCAAACAACCCAATCCTATCAAGGAGAATGTCATCACCTATCCTGTCAATCTGCCTCGTGAGTTGGGACTTGAGAAGTATGTGGATTATGGTCTGATGTTTGAGAAGACTTTTCTTGACCCACTCGAACCAATCCTCGATGCGGTTGGTTGGTCGGCTGAACCCAAAGCACAGTTGGATATGTTCTTTGCTTGACCTAAACATACACGAAGATTTCATTGATGATTTTGAAACAATTGCCTTGGATGCAAGAAATGCCGAATACTTTACACCCCAAGAATCCAATGAAATATTAGGCGTCATTGAAAGCTGGTCAGGTCTTCGCACTCTCAATATCAAAACAATATATCCTGACCTAACAACCAAGATTGAAAAGACGACAGGTAAGATAGTTGACCGTATGCACTTTTATCAATGTGAGGGTAATAATATAAAAGGTTTTCAAGAACATGTCAGTAGCATCGCAAAAAGAACTCACAGAGATAAGTGTCAATGGGCTGGGGTCATCTATTTGTGGGGTGAAGCAGGAACTTATTATAATGGTGAAAAGATTGACTTCAAAGAAAATCGTTTCATTTGGTATGATGCACAAGAACCTCATGCGCCGATGGCATCTATTGAAGACCGTTGTGTCATCGTAGTTTTTATGTCTTGACAATTCTCATTGGGTATGATATAGTATGATAATGAATTACTCTCTTACTTTGTTTCAAAATACATTTGATAACAAGACTCATCGTGTTATGGAATTTGACACATGGGAAAAGTTTGAGAGTTTACTTTATGCACTTAGTGAAAAGAAAGGACAAAAAGGTGGTAGAGATTCTTCTCCTCTTATCAGCCCTGCTTGTTATCGTGTGGATACTACCCGCTCTAATAAATCTGTTGAAGTATGGGGTGGCTGGGCTTGCCTTGATGTGGATGATTTTGTTTGTTCTAGCGAACATCTAGAACAGACATTATATGAAAAGTTCGGTGAGTATTATTACATATGTTACTCAACCGCCTCATCAACAATCGAACAACCAAAGTTTCGTCTGGTGTTTCCTCTGACCAAAGAGGTTGTCTCCAAAGACTTACCACACTTCTGGTTCGCAATGAACAAGGAGTTTGATGAGTTGGGAGACGAACAGACCAAAGACTTGTCTCGTATGTATTATGTCCCTGCACAATATCCCAATGCATACAACTTTATCTTCACCAACGAGGGTGTGAAGATTGACCCTGACATGTTAAGAAACAAACACTCCTATGTAGAATCAACAGGTAATACGTTTCTTGACCGACTACCTCCTGCTATGCAAGAGGCTGTAATACAGCATCGTAAGAACTCCCTAGATAATACTGATTACTCTTGGACATCATATCGGGATTGCCCATTCTTTCCAAAACGATTGGTTCAAGAGTATCGTTCTATTACTGGAACTGGATGGTATCACAAGATGTATCAGATTATGGTTGCGGTTGCAGGTAACGCAGTATCCAAAGGATATCCGATATCTGCAAATCAGATTGCAATACTTTGTTCTGAGTTGGACAGAGAGACTGGTAACTGGTATGAAAACAGACCCCTAGATAAAGAAGCAGATAGAGCATTAGAATATATCTATAGGAACGGATAATGAGAATACTAGTAACAGGGGGAGCAGGTTTCATTGGTAGTCACCTGATGGACTCACTCATTGAGGATGGTTTTAAAGATGTCATGGGAATTGACAGTTTTGCTAATCATTACTATGACCCCAAGCTAAAGTATGCAAGACGAGATTATTTCGGTAATCAGGTTTATGAATGTGACCTCAAAAACTTTGATGCACTTGACGAAGCATTCAATGTTTTAAAACCAAACATCGTGATTCATTTAGCAGGTCGTGCGAATGTTCGTGCTTCTTTTGGAAACGAGAGACTGTATCATCAAGATAATATCGATGGAACTCAAAATCTAATTGAGGTCTGTCAGATGTATGATGTTGGTAAAGTTCTCTATGCATCAACTAGTTCTATCTATGGTGGAACACCTATTCCTGAGACTGGTTGGACTGAGGACAAAGTTACAGGTCATCAACTCAATGCATATGCATATACAAAACATGTGAATGAGTGTCAGTTCAAGGTTTCGGGTCTGAACAATGTAGGTCTTCGATTCTTTACTGTGTATGGCCCTTGGGGTCGTCCTGATATGGCATTGTTTGATTTCACAAAAAGTATTATTGCAGACAAACCAATACAGGCTTTCAATTATGGACAGATGAAACGAGACTTTACATATATTGGTGATATTATCGAGGGTATTAAGATTGCACTCTTCGAAGATATCAAGTCTAATGAGATATTTAATATTGGTCGGGGTAAACAGGTTGAATTGATGGACTTCATTGACCATATCGGAAAAGAACTTGGCCGAGAACCAGATATTGTTCTTGCACCCAAACATCCTGCCGATACAATTGAAACTTGGAGTAATACATATAAGTTAAGAGGATTAGGATATAAACCTAAAACAGACATCGAACAGGGTGTCGCTGCATTTATGAAATGGTATAAAGATTATTATAAGGTGAATTGATGATGAATAAATTACAAGTAGGTATTGTTGGTTATGGTAAACTTGGACGGGCTGTTGAGTTTGCTTTCACTCATCCTCATGTCAACACATTTATTGTTGATGATGAGGAAGGAAAAAGTATTGATGACTTGGTAGAGTGGAAACCTAATATTACAGTCATATGTGCTGAACCAGTTATTAGTGATGATGGTTTTCTTGATTGTTCTATCATTGAAGATGCAGCTCTAAAAATATTAGAACATACCAAGGGTGGTGTTATTGTTAAATCAATAATCACACCTGATATTGCCTCCCGACTTTTTGATTCTGTCTTTGACGATGACTTAAAAAGACTGACATTTAATCCAGACCTTAATATCCACGATAATCCTAAGAGAGATTTTGTTGAAGCAGAATATCAGTTGGTTGGTGGACTTCGAGAAGCAACCGCCGCAGTTGCAAACATCTATGAGGCATTTACAAATATTCATGCTCAACAGTTTAAGTTTGCAACTGGGCCAGAGGTTTTGTATGCAAGACTTGCAACAGACTCTTTTATTGCACTCAAAAAACTCTGGTTCAATCAGGTGGTTGACTCTGCAAAAAGATTTCAATGTAACTCATCAACTGTCATCAATCATATAATGAATGACCCTCGTGTCGGTAAAGAATATATGACTGTTCCAGACTATGATGGAAAAGATGGAATTGCAAATCAAGATATAACAAGAAACATTCGAGCGTTTTCACAGTTCGATAAAGACTTGACTTTGTTGAATGAATGTGTTATACTAAACGACAAGTATCGCAAAATAGGAGACTCGAATGTCGATAATGGACAAACTGAAAAAGAACTCGAAAATCAAGACGACTGAAGTTCTAGAAAAAAGTAAATTCTTTACAGAAAAGGATATGGTCTCGACAGATGTTCCAATGGTGAACGTTGCATTGTCGGGGTCAATTAACGGTGGTGTCACGCCAGGACTTACAGTCCTTGCAGGCCCCAGTAAGCACTTCAAGACTTCGTTTGCTCTGCTCATGGCAGGTGCATATCTGAAAGCAAAAGAAGATGCAGTTCTGCTCTTTTATGATAGTGAGTTTGGTTCACCCCAATCTTACTTTGAGCAGTTCGGGATTGACACCAGCCGAGTTCTGCATACCCCGATTGCCAATGTCGAGGAACTCAAGTTTGATATAATTTCACAACTTGAGAACATTGACCGAACCGATAATGTGATTATCGTTATTGATTCGATTGGTAATCTCGCATCTAAGAAAGAACTAGAAGATGCGATGAATGAAAAGTCGGTTGCAGATATGTCTCGTGCAAAAGCACTCAAAGGTTTATTCCGCATGGTCACACCTTATTTGACTATGAAGAACATTCCGATGCTTGCCGTTAATCACACATACAAAGAGATTGGTCTCTTTCCAAAAGACATCGTGGGCGGTGGAACTGGTATCTACTACTCGTCTGATAACATCTGGATTATTGGTCGTCAACAAGATAAACAAGGAACAGAAATCAAGGGTTATCACTTTGTAATCAATATCGAAAAGTCTCGTTATGTAAAAGAGAAAAGTAAGATACCTATCTCTGTTTCTTGGGAAGGTGGTGTCCAACAGTTTAGTGGTCTTCTTGATGTTGCTGTGGCTGGTGGGTATGTTGTCAAACCTAGTAATGGTTGGTATAGTATTGCAGGAGAAGAAAAGAAAGTTCGTCAAGCAGAGACACTCACCAAAGATTTCTGGACTCCTGTCTTTGAGAACACTGACTTTGCTGATTTCATCAAGTCCCAATACTCAATCGGTCTTGCACAAAAAGTAGACATGGATGAGATTGCGGTGAATGAGAATGAATGATATTGTAAACACACTGAGTGAAGATGTTCACTATGAGGTGATACCACAGGCCGATAGTCCTGATGGTTGGGATGTTCGTCTACTTGAAGAATATCCTGAGACTGTAATTCGATTTGGTAACATCACCTTTCAAGGTGAGAATGCAGATGACCCCGATGGATACCTGTCATTTTCGTGTGATGTAGTTTCAACTCCTGACCCTGACCTTGAGGGTATTGATGAGAACTTGACATTTCAAGAGTATTGTGGTAAAATACTTACTTCTATACTTGAAAGAGCGGTGAGTGAAGGAACTCTTGTCGGAAAAGACAATCAGACAGGAGAGATGTTGGCAACACCAGAAATGCATGAGGAAGCAAAGGAACTATACAATGAATATCAATCTAGAACAGACGATACTTAGAAACCTTCTTACTAATGAAGAGTATATGCGAAGGGTTCTTCCTTTCATATCTCCTGATTACTTTGAGGGTGTCTATCGTGGTATGTTCAAAGAGGTTACAAAGTTCGTTGCTAAGTTCAATAAACTCCCTACTCTGGAGTCATTCAAGATTGAGATAGATGAAAACAATTCTCTTGGTGAAGAGAACTATCGTCAAGCAATTGAACTTCTTCCTAATGTCTTCACACCTGAATCTGAGAACCTTGACTGGTTGATTGAACGCACCGAGAAGTGGTGTCAAGACCGAGCAGTGTTCAACGCAGTGATGGAGAGTATCTCTATCATCGATGGTAAACATGCAACACTACAAAAGAATGCAATACCTGATGTCTTGAGTAAAGCACTAGGTGTTTCATTTGATGCAAATATTGGCCACGACTATCTTGAGAATGTGAATGAACGTTTTGACTTCTATCATCAACAGGAAGAAAGAGTTCCATTTGACCTAGAACATTTCAATATGATTACCAAAGGTGGTCTGCCTAACAAGACACTGAACATCGCACTCGCAGGAACAGGAGTGGGTAAGTCTTTGTTCATGTGTCATATGGGTGCATCCGCACTTTCACAAGGTCGTAATGTTCTCTATATCACAATGGAGATGGCAGAGGAACGTATCGCAGAACGCATGGATGCCAATCTGTTGAATATTCCAATTGACCAGATTGAGAATCTATCTAAAGATATGTTCACAGACAAAGTGACTACACTGAAAGCAAAGACTGAGGGTAAACTGATTATCAAAGAGTATCCAACAGGTCAAGCACACACAGGTCACTTTCGTGCATTGTTGAATGAACTCAAACTCAAGAAGAACTTTGTTCCTGAAATGATTTTCATTGACTACCTAAATATATGTGCGTCATCACGAATGAAAGGAATGGGCGGTGCTATCAACTCATATTCATACATTAAAAGCATTGCAGAGGAAATTAGAGGCCTCGCAGTCGAGTTCAACGTTCCGATTGTATCTGCAACGCAGACGACTCGTTCTGGTTATTCTAATGACGATGTTGGGTTGGAAGATACGTCCGAGTCTTTTGGACTACCCGCTACCGCCGACCTCATGTTCGCACTCATCTCAAACGATGAACTAAATAATGTTGGAAAGATACTGGTCAAACAGTTGAAGAATCGATATAATGACCCGACACGATACAATCGGTTCACTCTCAAGATTGACAGGTCTAAGATGCGTCTCTCTGATGACAATGACAGTGATGATGGAGTGAAAGCGGATAATGTAATTCCTGTCTTTGACCAGACTAAAACCGCTGATAGATTTAAAGATTTTAAGATAGATGGTTAAGAAAAAATGAGTGAAGTAAATCTTATTGCAGTGAGTAAGCCTTCTGCTATTACAGAATGCACAACAGCAGAGCAACTTATTGCCTATACCGCACGAGTAAGTAATCCTGCTAATCAGAGCAACACCGAAACAGCACCACGTCTGTTGCGTTATCTGATTCGTGAAGCACATTGGTCACCATTTGAGATGGTGCATATGACTCTTGAAATCAAAACGACTCGTGACATTGCACGTCAGATTTTGCGTCACCGCTCGTTCTCGTATCAAGAGTTCTCGCAACGATATGCTGTTGCGCCAGGATTTGAGTCACGCAAAGCACGACTACAAGACGAGAAGAATCGTCAGAACTCTGTAGAGACCGATGACCATGACTTGAATGAGTGGTGGTCGATGGAACAGAAGAAAGTCCAAGCACATGCTGAGATGTCTTATAAAGATGCACTTGCAAAAGGTATTGCAAAGGAACAAGCACGGGCATTATTACCCGAAGGTTTGACACAATCAACAATCTACATGGCGGGTTCACTTCGTTCTTGGATTCACTATTGTGACTTGCGTAGAGGGAATGGCACACAGAAGGAACACAGTGAGGTTGCTGACAAGTGTTGGGAAATCATTGGCGTTCACTTTCCAGACATTGTAAAAGCATTAGAAGATGACTGAGATTACAATCCGTAATAAAGACTTTCTTCGAACTCTTGAAGAGACTTCAGATATGTTCATCGAACACAAAGACCTGATGGGACAACTTGCTAAGAATCTTGGGAATGTTCCGATTGGACAGGGTAAGAAGTATACCGAACCAGAGACCTATTATGAGGCATTGGAACAGGCTGAACATCACACAGGATTTCCAGAACGAGGATATGCCTTTCAAGTCTTTGATGGTGTGATGTCTCATCCCGAAATATTCTCTCCACTGAATGACCATACCAAATATAATCTGGTTCAACAGTTCAACGCAAATAGTAATTCTCTGACATCATACTATCCACCTCAAGGTTACATTGAATGGCACACCAACTGGAATGCGTTTGGATATCAAATTATTTTTACTTGGAGTGAAAGTGGAGATGGATACTTTCGTTATTTTGATAAAGAGAAAAATGACTTTGTAACTCATGAAGATAAAAAAGGTTGGCAAGCAAGGTGGTATCGATTTGGTCGTGTAGACGAACCTCAACATCACTGTTGGCACGCCGCATGGACAGAATGTCCTCGACTGACTCTTGCATATAAGTTCTCATACAAGAGTGTGTTACCAGAACAAGCCTTTATGGGAATATCAGATTTGATAGAAGAGATTGAAAATTGAGATTATCATTAATTATATTATGTTTGTTTGTAGTTTCCTGTGAAGAGTTAAATCAAGATATTAAATCAAAAGATTTGTCTCCTGTCGAACTTTATCAAAAGAAAGTTGACCCCAAGGAACTTCGTTGTCTTTCGTTGAATATCTACCATGAGGCCAGAAATGATAATCTTGCAGGAATGGTTGCAACCGCAGATGTGGTTTTGAATCGAGTGAATGACACTCGTTATCCTAATGATGTGTGTGCAGTTATCTTTCAGAGTCAAGTATGGGAAAGTGGAATACCAAAGAAACATAAATGTCAGTTCTCTTGGTATTGTGATGGACTTTCAGATGAACCAAGAGTAGGAACGCCTTGGGAGAAGTCTAAGAAGGTTGCTGAGAATTTACTTGCGAATGATACACATCGAGGATTGACTGAGGGTGCAACACATTACCATGCACACTATGTCAAACCATACTGGGCTGTTGATGATGGTATGCATCTTGTAGGAACGATTGGAGAACACATATTTTATAGGTGGGATAGATGATACTAAACAGAGAGATACTAAGACCAAATTTTATTTGTCGAACTAATCAGTTTGACCACGTTCCTGATATGAATCGAAGAGAGTTCTGTGAACGCATTGACAAGTGGAAGTCTTTTCTTGTAAACGAAGGTAGACTAAGAAAAGGAGACCTTGTTCTCAATTCATTTATCTTTGGAGATACTGACCATTATGCCTTGTTCTTTGCATGTGCGGAACTTGGTATTCAAACATGGTGTGGAAACTATCCTTACAATAATCCACTCCTTGATTGCACTACACTTGCGAAAGTTAAGTTTGATGCAATCTTTACGAATATCATGGCAAAGACCTTCTATGGTAATAGTGAGATTTTTGATTTCACTGAGAAGATGATGGAAAGAAACAGAGGTAAGATATTCTTTCAAGAAGAGATTGACATTGCAAACTATGATAAAGAGTGTTTATACTCACCCTTTGTTCATCTAGACGATATATTACATGTCACACACACCTCTGGTTATTCGGGAGATGATTACAAGTTTTCATACTTGACTCACAGACAGGCAATGGGTCTTGGATACAGAAACGCAGATGCACTTGGTATCAGAGATACACTTGCACTTCACACTAACAATATTCATCATGCTCGTGCATTGACGACATACTTCTTACCTGCAATCATGACTTGTGATGAACATCTGTTCTATAATCTACCAAACAATACCGACTACTGGCCTGAAGATATGGTCAAGTGTCTGGAGAAGGATTTGGCAAGGGAAGAGAGAAAAGTTGTTCTTGCACAGAGTGATTTGGTTTTAGATAAACTTCAGGATTTTACTTGTTCTAATACTAAGTTTTTACTTCATCGAGGAAAACAAAAACTTCGAAACGTTCCTGTAACAACAATCTTTGGTGAGACTGATGGCCCTCATGCGTTGTTTATTAATGGTCGTCTCGTTGATGATTACTACAAGGTTCAGATTATGGATGATGGAACAACTCTGGTCAAGAGTCGAGATTGCAAATCATGGCATATGCTTGACGAGAAGTTTGAGGAACAAGATGGTGAGTATCATATCATTGGAAGACAGTCAGAACATTCCGACACAGAGTATCTCAGAGATATATTAGGTCATGACGACTTTGAAATTGTAACCAAGTATGGACGAAAGTATCTGATTATACTAGATGACAATTGGGGAACACGATATGGGATTGATGATTTACCTGATGGTGTCTTTGATTTTGATTTCACAAGTATACACACTATAAATCCTAATGCCTATACATCTGATGAGACAAGACAGTGGTGGGCTCTCAAAGAACACTTGTATCGTTCTGGTTTTGATAATAAGTCTTTTGAGATGTTTGAAGAAAGTCGTATCAAGGGAACAGATAATCTTGATAAAATCATTGACAATACACGATATCTATGATATAATACACAGATATAAAATGGAGAATATTATGAATGCAGACTGGAAAACAATGTCAAAATATGAATATGATAAAGTAGTTAATACACTGAGAGAGAATATAGTCAAACTTTCTTTCGTCAAAGTCAAAGATGGTCAGGTTCGCAACATGCGGGCTACTTTGGACTCAAGGTTTATTCCAGAGGACAAACGACCAACTACCACACTTGAACCCAATGAAAAGAAAGAGACCGTTCGTGTCTATGACTTGGATGTGGAAGGTTGGCGTTCGTTTCGTGTGAATAGTCTACAGACATTTGATGCGATTGTCTAATGAGTAAGATTGACTATAAGTATAATGAGTTGAAACTCATCAAGGAATTAGTTGATTATGTCAACTCAACCTATGATGAACATTACTCTCAAAACAAGTATCAGGCGACTGAGTTCATCATTGATGCTGGTCATGGAGAGGGTTTCACTCTAGGAAACATTTTGAAATATACTCAACGATATGGTAAGAAGGCTGGAAAGAATCGTGCTGACTTACTCAAGGTTTTACACTATGCGTTGATTGCTTTACACGTTCACGATATGGAGAATGAAAATGGAATGGATTTCACGAGACAGCAGACGGACTGAGAAACTTGTAAGACGAGGTTTGTCCTACATCATGGGAGAACTCACGATGTGGGGTGAAAAATATTCGGGTGGTGGTTCAGTTCCCAAGTCTGTCAAAAGACGAGTCAATCGTTTGATGAATGCGAGAAAGATTTATCTGGAACGCAAAGAAGTCAAGGACTCTATTCCCCAAAGCGAACTTGATAAAAAAATCGCAGAGTATGAGAATAAAGACTTGACATCTACTGCATAGTATGATACTATAAAAATAATGATGAAAATTTAGGTTGGTTGGCCTACAGTGAAGTTCTCAGTATGAGTGTAGGGATACAAGTTTTTCATCAATCAATGCGGATGTAGCATAATGGTAATGCACTGGATTTCCAATCCATTGATGAAAGTTCGATTCTTTCCATCCGCTCCATTATTTGAAAGGCAAAATGATATGGATAATTTTACAAAATCAACTCTTCTTATGTTTCTAATAATCGCTTTATTAATTGGTTATGTTTTTGGTTTTAAAATAGGAATAGACAAAGGTGCTGAAGAAGCTTCTTCACTTTGTTATGAGGAGTCTCTCGATGCAGACCTTGAATTTCTCAAGATTGAACGCATGATAGATTTATTTTTCGATAAAGCAGTAGAGTTCAAAAATGCAACGGGTGGGTAAATCACATAAAGCATCTGGTGCTGAAAACATGCAACAGATGAAGACTACGTTGTTCTTCAAGGCATGTAAAGAAGTTCTTGAAGAATATGGTCATGAGGATGCGGCATTCTACTTCGAGCAAGTGGAGACACACATGCGAAGTGGTGGTAGTCTTGATGCTAACAAGGCTGGCAATATCCTTGGTGTATAAATAAAAGTATTCGTTGAAGCAAACCAAAAGGTATACTGGACGTGGGTGCAATACCCACCGCCTCCACCAAACCCCCTCTGAGGGGGCGAAATAGGTTCGACAGGTATTGATTAGGAATGTGGAGAATAGGTGTGGAAGCGACCTTAATCGTAACAAACTCGTAAGTGCAAACGATAATTACGCACATGAAGAGTATGCGCTAGCCGCATAGTTTTCGGGGTCAGGGGACGCCTAGCAACAGAAGTCCTCACTTTTTATTAGGAGATACTATGATTAGATTTATTACATTATTTGTGGCGTTAGCATTCACTACGCCAGCATATGCAGAAGAAACAATTATTGAAATGTTGAATAAACGAGACGATGGCGCTCGTATGGTATATTCAGAAGATGTCACATACATTAATGCAGGCGACACAATCAAATGGTTGCCTACCGCCAAAGGCCATAATGTTGAGTTTATTGCAGGGCCAGAAGGTTATGAATTACCCAAACGTTCTAAGTTCAATAAAGAAGTCTCATTGACATTCGATGTGCCTGGCGTATATTTGTATCAATGCACACCCCATAAAAGTATGGGTATGATTGCACTTGTTGTTGTTGGTAATGATACATCAAATTTGACACAAGTTGCGGCGACTAAAGTATTTGGTGGTAGTAAGAAGAAGTTACAAACTCTTGCCGCTGGAGTATCTTTAGGCAATTAATCCTCTATTCTCTGTGTTTTCTGTGGATAAACGAATCATTTCTTATAAATAGGAATGAGAGAGTTACATGGAAGGCACAGGGATGGAGCCAATATCAACAGCGTTAACTGGTATAGCGTTGTTTCAAAAGTCAGTGGAATTTATAAAATCAAATTTAAATACAGCAAACGACATTCGTGATATAGCATCCGCTGTTGACACGATGTTCGCTGGTGAGAAACAAATACAAAAAGAAAGATTTGGTAATAAATCCATTATAGGTCAAACCAAAGATGCGGCATCTTCAGTCATTGATGCCAAACTGGCTAAGGAACAAATGGACGAGTTAGCTATACTAATCGATAATCGCTTCGGTTATGGAACATGGCGCCAGATTGTAGACGAAAGAGCAAAACGTTTACAAGAAGAAAAGATGCGTGAAAAAGAGGAACGTGCAGCCGCTATTCGCAAGAGACAAAAGCTGATGAAAGATATTAAGACCATAGGGATTGTCAGTAGTATCATGTTTGGAGTTGTAATGGTTATAGTAATAGGATTAATCGTATGGATTGGGTAACAGCAGATTTAATTGATGCTATGAACAACACAAGTTGGTTTGATGGTATCGGAACAATAGTCGTATTGTTACTTGCATATGCGGCATACAGATGGATAAAGAAAAATGTTTGAAGGTCTTTTATTCGCTTCAACACTTAACATGATGACTTGCAATCTGAAAAGTGGTAAGATTGAAGATGTGGGAACAAGTCAGAATCCTATGTATCAGAGAGTTTGCGAATACATATGTCAGGACTTCTCAAAGGTATTTCAGAACACAAGCAAAGAATATCAGTGTCCACCTATTCTTCACGAGAGAGTAGAGAGACCTAAACCTAAATCTATCTACAAAGGTAGTGGCCCAAACTTTTGGCAAAAAAAGTAAAAATAATGCTTGACAATTCCTTCTTGTTATGATAATATGATTATATTGTTTGATAAATTGAAAGGAAAATGATTATGATTTCATCAACATTAAAACAGGAACTCCTCTCCTTGTCTTCTTTTGAAGAACTAAATGAGGTAATGAAGTTTGCACAAGATGCACTCTCATTGAAAAACAAAGTCAACATCAATCTTGGTGACGAAGTTTATATCGTTCGTAAGAATGGAAAAACTCTTGGCACTGTTGAAAAAGTAAACCAGAAAAAAGCGATTATTAAAATCTATGATGGTCAACGTTACAGCGTTCCATTCACAATGTTGGAGGCTGCATAATGGCTCATCAGGTAGAAACAATGGCATACGCAGGGGAAGTTCCGTGGCATGGCCTCGGTGTCCCTGTCTCAAATGACCTAACACCTCAACAGATGCAACAGAAGGCAGGTCTTGACTGGACAGTCGAGAAACAAGACCTTGTGACTGCATCTGGTGCAAAGGTCGATGGTAAACAAGCACTGGTTCGCACATCTGATAACAAAGTTTTAGATGTTATTGGTAAAGGTTGGAATCCAGTTCAGAATGATGAGGCGTTTGACTTCTTCTCTGAGTATGTTCTTGCAGGTGATATGGAAATGAACACCGCAGGTTCACTTAGGGATGGTAACATGGTCTGGGCTCTTGCGAAAGTAAAGGACTCCTTCACTATTCTTGGTGAAGACCAAGTTGACTCTTATCTCTTGTTTTCAAATCCACACCAATATGGTAAAGCAATTGATGTTCGGTTCACACCTATTCGTGTGGTCTGTAACAACACACTTTCTTTGTCACTTGGTCAAAAGGTAGAAAAGTCTGTATCTTTGAACCACCGCACACAGTTCAATCCTGACTCTGTAAAAGAGACATTGGGTATTGCGTCTGAAAAATTCCAACTATATAGAGAGACTGCCGAGTTTCTTTCAACCAAGAGGTTTACAGTGGAATCACTCGTTCAATACTACAATGAGGTCTTTCCTCGCACCTATCAAGGTAAGAAGGAAATCTCTGTCAAGGACTTTACTGACTTGTCTTCTAATGGACAGAAAGCGTATGAAGTTCTGGATACTCAGCCAGGCGCACAGTTTGGTGAGGGAACATGGTGGCAAGCACTGAATAGTGTCACCTATCTGACCGACCACCAACTTGGTCGTGAGGCAGACACACGTTTGACCTCTGCATGGTTCGGTGCAAACCAATCACGCAAAGTGAAAGCAGTTGAGAAAGCAGTGGAGTATGCGAACGCTGTTTAATCTCATAAATCGTTGGAGAGGGGTGTTCTTTGAACACCCTGACCCAATCGAAGAAAATATCGGAGAAGATGTAAGACCACATTGGGTTATGTCTACTCAAGATAAATATCGTTCGCAGGAAGAAGAAGAGTTCTAATGTTTAATCAAATACCAAATGTGACCTTCCAAACAAGAGTTCGAGACGACAGTTTGTTTGGAGATAATCCCTTTCGATGGGAAGAAGTAACAACCGATGAACTATGGGGAAAAGGACGACACATCGTCTTTAGTTTGCCTGGCGCATACACTCCAACCTGTTCCACCTATCAACTACCAGATTATGAAAAGATGACCGCCGATGGCGAGTTTGCGAAGTTTGGTATCGATACAGTAAATTGTATTTCCGTCAATGATGCGTTTGTCATGAACTGTTGGGGACGTGACCAAGGTATCGAAAATATTCGATTGATTCCTGATGGCTCAGGCACATTTACTCGTCAGATGGGTATGCTTGTTGATAAAGATAATCTTGGTTTTGGAATGCGTTCATGGCGATATGCGATGATTATCGATAATGGTTTCATTGAAACATTCTTACCCGAAGAAGGATTTATTGACAATTGTCCTGAAGACCCTTATGGAGAATCTAGTCCTCAGAATGTATTGGATATTTTGTCGGAGAATAATCTTTAGATAGAATAAATCGACTTGCATGGTTTGAGACCAATTGTAATATTGCGACTCTTTGGTGCAAGTCTTTTTCTATCTGTTGACACAACAACTCTGTTTCATGTCCTCGAAGTTGTTCCATATTGATTTTGGTGTCCTGCATAAATGGTGTTAGGTCAATGTCGTCTGGTAGATTTAACTTTCGAGGTTCGATAAAGAACTGGTCATCAATCATATATAAATCATCTTCGATATATCTTGGTTTGTCCCACAATTCACACATAATCTCTTTACCATCAAATTCATAGAAGTCATCTGGTAAGACTCCAAGACCATTCTCTTTGACCACACTATTCTCATCAACAAAGTTTACAAGTAAAGGAATGGCCGTATCGATTGAACCATAATGAGAATGAAACTTTACATTATATTCTCGTGTAAGGTCGGCAAAAGATTGGTCGAGTGCAAATCCACACATATTGATATTGACAGTTCGTTTGAATGGCCCTGAGAATGATTCAAGAAAGTTCATCAGTTCTGCCTTGTTTGGTATCATAATGTGTGAGGGTGGATACTGAAGTAGGTCATGAAGTCCCTGCATCATATCTTCATTTTCTTCTTGACTGAGGTCATGACCTATTGCAAATGACCCGTGGACATGCGCTTTCATCAAGGCAGGTAAGAGTGATGTAAGTAAAGCAGATGCGTGATGTAAGTTTCTAGAATGAATGACCTTTGAATCGGACTTGAACTCAAATACATCTACATTGCGTTTCGATATTTCATATACCTCTTTGTGTGAAAACAAGATTGGTCGAGAGGGTTTTGTTGAACCACTAGTAGAAGATAAAAGAAATGGGTCAGTCGGTTCTATCGAGACATTGTAAGTCTGTTCAGGCCAGTGACCATTCTTATCTAGTTGAGGTGTCTTTCTTACATCAATTGATTTGCCACCATATAGTCTTATCATCTTATCGTGTAGACCATCATATATCCCTGACATGTCTAATGAGGAGTCGTAGATAAAATAATCAGATGGGCCGTGTAGTGCAAGTTTCGTATATGGAAGGGACAATTCAGTAGCAGGACTATCTAGAATAATTATTTTAAGACCAAGTTCTGCACATGCGAAGATAGATGCGACATGATAAGTTGAAACAGGTAAAATTGATATTGTAATGAGGTCACCTTTTTTTGCACCTCGGTCTGTGAGAAGTGCCTTGACCTTATCAATTTTTACACATATTTCAGATTTACTTTCGTTGTCAAAAATAATATCATCAACTATGATACTACGATTTAATGTGTTTTGCATGAATCTTACATCCTATAAATTCATTATAATACATATCATTCAAAAGAACATCGTGTTCGAACTGGAGTTTGGCCTCGTAGTAAGAACACTCACCTTTGGTTTGACAAAGACGAAGTATCTCACGTTCAAATGATGCACCCTCTTCAATAAGAGTCTGAACAGTTTCACTTGAACCACAGTAGTCTCTCCAGTTAGATTCTACTCGTGAAACTCTTTTTCTTTTTTTACCTTTAAGTGGTGGAAGTTTACGACTTGACCAAAAGAATTTTTTACCAATATATTTTTTACCATTTTTCAGATTCATCAAACAATAGACAAACCCTTGATAACTCTCTAATAACTCATCAGTCGGAAGAAACGTCTTCCCCTGATATGACCACTCGTGTATCATTTTTTTCAATCCAGTAATATCTGTCTTCATGGTGTAACACTAGTGCATCAAGAGGTGTTCTCGCTAGCACTTTTAATGCACCTACTAGATTATTTATAATGGGTTCACCTCTACGATTAAATGACGTATTGAGAAGAACTCCATCAAACGCAGTGAGTATATCGTAGAATAATGGATTGGTATCTTGGTCTACAACGTGTAGACGAGTCGTGTTGTCTATGTGAGTGACGGCGTTTAGTTTGTTTTGATATCTTGGTTTTACCTTTGCGACATATGACATGTGTTCCATGTTATCAAGACTAGAGGACTCAAAATACTTGTTGCAATCTTCTTTGCGACAGGCAGCCGCATATGGTCTGAACCACTCTCTGAATTTTACAGTAGAATTTAGTTTTTCTTTTGCGGTTCTAATAGATGCGTCACATATGATTGACCTGTGTCCAAGAGCTCTAGGCCCGACCTCAACATCACCTTGAATCAAACCAATGACTTTACCATCACGAAGTCTCTGTCCAATCTCTTCGATAGTAACTTCAGTATCAAAGAACTTAGGACGATTGTGTAGGTCTCTGTCATTCATCGAGAATGCAGGGCCTGCAAATCTAAGGTCATAATCTGTTTTCTTGAGAAGATTTAGTCTACTCATTTCTCGGAACATCATACCTACAGACAATCCACCATCTTCAGGATTCGGTGGAACATACACATTTATATCTGGAAATGTTTGTCTTACTTTCTCATTTGCTAGGACGTTCATTGCAGAACCACCAGTGAGAATGAGATTATTGTCATGGAGTTTGATGTCGTCTATGAAGTGTTCTTTAATAATATCAATAAGTGTTTCTTCAAAAAAGGATTGAAGTGTAGCGGCAATCATATATTGAGATGCCCCATTGATTGATACTCTTCCTCTGTTTTCAGGAAACTTTTCAAGAAAGTGTGATGCAGTATATGCTCCAAATCTCTGGTCGTCTATACCAAACACCTCTTGTGCCATGGCCCGATAACCATCACACGTTATAAGATTTTCACGATGTTTATGAAAGTCTCTATTTCTGTCAACAAGGGATTGAACATCTCTTGGTTTTGGACTAGCATATGCCGCCATTGCCATCACCTTACCAACCACACCTAAAGAATATCCATGAGATGTGTTAGCATAAACTTCGTTTAGTGGATATGAGTTTGATTGATAGAACCCTGATATATGATATCCATAATTAGTTCCAGTTATCTGTTTCTTATTTCTAAATGTTGCTGTGCGAAAATGTGTATCGTCTCCACCATTATCGAATGATATCACAAAAGCATTATCGAATCCAGACTGACCATATCCACACCAAGCATGTGCGTCATGATGATGAATGGAATCACTAGATTCGTAAGCGTCATAGGTTGTTATTATTTTATCTTCAACGAAGACTTTGCCAGTAAAATCACCCAATGCACTAGTTCTCTCGACAACATGAGGTGTATCTGAAAATAGATTGGCACTATTAAACTTTATATAAACATTACTAAATTCTTTAGAACCATAGAGGTCTAATACACTATCTTGACAAAAAACAAAGTCTGAAGTTATCATGTTAGATTTTATGAATAATGAGTGTTTCACTCCTATGATGCGGTCAAACTCATACACAAACATCTTATCAGTGTCAGGTTCATATATGGTTATAGACGAGTCGTGAAAACCCATGTAGTATGTAAGTATCGGTTTCATATCTCTATTTATCCTATTTCAATCTCTGACCCACACATCGGACAATAAATTGGTTCTTCATCAGAGTCAACTACAGACACCTCTGTCTCTGTCTGGCATACAACACAGAATAATTCAAAGATGTCACCCTCCATTATGCCGCAACCTTATCCCAGCCCCAATCACCTTCCATACCATTTACGGAATATTCTGTGACACGTTTCTCAAAGAAGTTGTCGTGGGATGCACCATTCAGAACCCAATCTAACCACGGCAGTGGATTGTCCTTGACACCGAACTTTGGTTTCATACCAAGTTGTAGAAGTCTGCGGTCTGCAATGTGACGGATGTATTGTTTAACATCTTCCTCAGACAGACCTTCCATCTCCATACCATCAAAAGCAAGTTTGATGAAACGGTCTTCGAGTTTGACTACATCTTTTGCCATCTGATAGATTTTAGATTTGAGTTCATCATTGACGATACGAGGATGTTCCTCGCAGAACTCACGGAAGAGTTTCGCATTACCCTGAACGTGAACAGTCTCGTCACGAATAGACCACTCAACAATTGTTCCCATACCCTTCATCTTACCATACCGTTGGAAGTTCAACAACATCACAAACGATGCGAACACTGACAGACCTTCGTTGAATACAGACTGTGCGAGGGCCAATGCCAGACCCGTATGACTGTTGATGTCACCCTGTTTCATGAAGTCAATCTTGTCGGACATCTCTTTGTATTCGAGGAACATATGGAAGTCCTCATCAGGCAGACCCAGAGTATCATTCAACAATGCATATGCACGTTGGTGAACTGCTTCTCGACCCGCAAACGATGATAACATATTACGGACTTCATTATTCTTGAACTTTGGAATCAGAAGTTCGTGGTAGTTCTCACCAACTTGAACATCTGATTGTGTAAACAGACGGAGAACCTGTGTGATAAAGTTCTTCTCTGGTTCACTCAGTTTAGTCTTCCAATCCTGAACGTCTTCGGACAGTTCTGCTTCGTCTTCAATCCAGTGTATCTCTTCGTGTTTCTTTGATAGTTCCACTGCCCACGGGTAGAGGAACGGCCGGTATGTTTTTGAAAAATCTAGTAATGACATTTTTTATCCCTCGCAAGCACGACATTCATCGTCTTCTTGTGTTTCTAA